CTCCGGTTGTATCTTCTTCAACTTCTTCGTCTCTCGACCAACTCTAACAACTCTCCTTACAACACCAACCCTATCACCCATATGCATCCGACAATAACAGGAATCGGGGGATGCCCTATTCCTACATCGTGTTCCCTTACCAGTCACACCTTGGCAGGGAGACTCTGCTGGTTGTGACGGCTGCAAGGACTGTATAATCTGGCGGAGGGATCTGATCTCCTCAAAAATCGATTGTTGTCTCCATAGCGAGACCACCAATATCTCGGTCACATGAATAACCAGTATGTCCTGAACAAGCACCAAAAGATGTAGAATAATTCTCACCGGCAGGAAGACACGGTGCACCAGTTGCATTACCACTGCCATCAATGGGAGTATATTTATCCCATTTTTGACATTGTGGATAGTATGTCAACTTACCAGGATTCGAACTACCCGGGGGCGGACTCTCTCCTACACAGTGAGATTTCAATCTTGTTTGATAGATTCTATATTCACAATTTTTTCTACAGTCTGTATCCCCAAGGGTTGCTGTATATTGTATTTCTTCCCCATCGTTAGATATTCCTTCACACCCCGCCGTTCTATATCGTCTTGATTCAACCTTGCCATCATTTTCACCCCCACTTATACATTGTCCCACCTGTTCCCAGCCAGTATCATAACAACATGGTACCACTTTCAATCCATTAGCATTCAGTTTATCTCCAGTGGCTCCACGTGTTTCACATTCATCTTCGAATGGATTCGCTTTATATGTAAAAAACCCACTTACGGGACATGCTTGTTCAATAGGATCCGCTTTCCAATCAGAATCTATAGTGGGGTCGCAACAACGTTTAGGCATTTCTTCGAGACATTCATCATTTCCATTCATAACATCTGGCTTATTACATTCACCTTTACCCCAAGCTGGTCGTTTTTCTTGCATTTCAAATGGTTTATAAAGTTTTTCTCCACAAGCTTCATTTGAACAAGTACCGGTGTAAATCTTTTCATATTCACAATCAGAACTATATGTTGGTTGTTCACATGGTACAAGTTGTGCTGTTGTACACCCCTTTTGTACCATTTCAGAAAAATCGGTAACTCCAGATTTATACTTAATACTAAACCCCTTATTCAATTCACTCATACTGTTTATTCCTCTTGCTTTAGCTGCTTCATAAGTCAACTTTTCGTATGGCATATTGTAGTCATCATAAGCACTTTTACCCTCTAGAAGACTATATGCTACCTCTTTCGGAAAACATGCCTTATCACCATTATAATCTTCAACCCAACTGACTTGTTCATCTTCACCCAAGTTTGGACAACCTGATGGTTCCATACCTTCCTTACATATAACGTCACAAGGTTTCTTGAGTGGAGTACAATCTTTCCAGTTCTCAGCTATCCATGCATCCCTCAGTTCAGTTGTTGCAAACCCTACAACAGAATCAGGATTTACATCAAAAACTTGATAACCAGTGCCACAACGATTCGTGTCACCACCTAATGGAAGATTATCAAGTCCTCTACATACACCATCTGTTTTTGTGTAGTGTTCTTCACTAGCAAGACATTTATTTTCTATACAAGGCACTTCACAAGTTTCGGTGTAAGATAAACCTTCGTCACATCCACCTAATGCATTCGCGGGTTTAAAAACACTTGGATCTGATGTAAAAGTTTTCGTACCGGTTCCACAAGAACCTGGCATACCCGTGAGTTGTCTACCAAACTCATTTACACAAGGACCTTCAATGTATCCACCAATTTCACAATTGACCGGAATTTTTCCAGCATCCATATCTGCCGTGTAATCTCTCTGTCTTACACAATACCCACCTTCCAGAGCAAATCCAGATTTACATTCTTTAAATACACAATTACCATCATCATCGTATTCATATACACCATTTGCATCCGTACCGGAACAAGAACCCGTCTTCTTTTCCGTTTCCTCCTCCAGTGTTGTCGTATAGTAATAGCCACCGGCGGCTATAAAAATCAGAAACATAAACATGACCACAGTCATGAGAATGATCTGCTGCTGTTTCATTATACATTAGTCCCAGATTTTTTTTTCATTATATATATTAAATGTATAGACCTATCACAACAGTTCTCGTTGAATCTCTTGTCATCGGAATAATGAATCTCATACTTATCAATGGATTGAACCGACTTGGTGTCCCAATGGTTGCCCTGATTGCTGGCGCTCTTATTCATGTCATTTTCGAATACACGGGTGGTAACAAGTGGTGGTGCACACAAACTTATAAAATCTGAATATCTTCAATTTGGTTCTCTAACTCACTAATCTCATCCTCCAACTCTCTCCTGACACCTTGAGTAAGTACATTTTGCCTCTCAATATACCCCTTATAAAATGCTCGTTCATCAGGAATTCGTACTCCTTTTGCACGAAGATTTTCCATCGTATAACTTCTCAACCGGAATCCAAGTTGTTGTGCCCTCTCTTTCACCGCATCTCGCTTCACAACTTCTGTGACATTTTTTCGAATTTTTAAGAGTTTTAATTGTTTTTGTTTCATTTTGATCTGCTCTTCCATGTAAATCATAGCAGCCTGGTTCGCCGCCCACAGATCATATTCGTTCATTTCTTCTGGACTATCGTCAGGATCGTCGATGTCAATGGGAATCACAGGCATAAAAGGGGCTGGTATCCGTCGATCAACTCTAGGAGGATCTCTGTCGCGAATATCCTTGTGAATGTTCTTAATGTTGTCACACATCTTCAAGTAACTCCCCTCTGGAATTGACTTGGAGATGAGGTCGAGCTGTTCCATAAGTTGGCTGAGGTCTTCCATCTTTTTTACAAAATATTTTACAAATGTACACTTAGGTTTTGATTTTTTTAATTACACTACCAATGATATACAACACGGGTGGAATCGATACACTTGTCATCATGTTCCATAAGGCTATCGTTGTATCGCCCCGGATTACTCTAGATATAGTATCTTCCATCAATAGATCAACAAATACATCAATTGGTCTAATAATCACAGGAATAAGAAGTATCCCAATGAATGTTGGTAAAATGGTATCGTCATATGGAATAATTAAATCGATAACATTTACAAAAAGTTTAATTACTCCACCTGGCCATATAATCGATGCCAGTAACTGCCATACCAACGTTTCAGTCGAAGCTCTCAATGTTTCTTCGAACCTATCTTCTCTAGGAGTAGAATCATACGCCCTCTGACCCTTGTCCAAAGTGTCGAATATCACGTAGGTCGCCGCCACACAGTATGAAGCTGGGATACCCCAATCCGGTAAATAATCTTCGAGAGCTTCACCAACTTCATTCGCATACCCCATATACCGTATGGATGTTTCACGGTATGGATCGAAGCGCCTCCGAGTTCGCAGTACCCTCCTATACACTTTAGGCGGGACTCGAAGCCGACTGACGACATTCATCCTTGAACTCCATATATTCAAAACTTTATATGTTATCTAAACGATCATCCGCTTGCTCTAACCATTGTATTCTCTTCTCGATTGACTCCCTGTATTTTTCTCTAAAATCATTTTCAATATCGATAAATGCTTTACACATCGAATTAAGCTGTTTCTTAGAAAAACCTCCCTCAACATCATCTATATCCAAACCATGAATTTGGCAATAGTGACGAAGGACTCTTTCCTTAATACTTTTAGTTACACGTCGAATAGGACGACTCTCGGACAATTCCTTTTCCAAGTACGTCAGTTGACCATGTAAAAAGTCACTATCGATGTTCAAAGCCTTGTCAAAATAATAGTCATGGAAGTGTTGTAATGTTTCCTGAGACGGACCTATAGGAAGTATCCCAAAGTTTTCGTAATCGAAAAAATATACAGGATCCGCTCGTTGATTGTATGAACGCATAAGGTTATTGCATATTTCAAGATAGTCCCCCTCGGGAAGTTTGTCAGAATGTTTATCTAGTAATTGCATAGCCCTAACAAGATTATTCATACTTACATATTACTGATTTTAATTTGTCTAAGTAACTTAACGAATGTATGACAAATCCGAATGCCAGACGGGAATCGTACATATAGGATATGGCAATTTCCATCGAGCACACCAGGCCATGTACATCGACGAGTACATGGAAAAGACTGGTGACCTTCGTTGGGGTATCGTCGCCGTCAATCTCAGGAATGAAGGGTTTCGAGAGATTGATGACTACATCGTGAAAACCCCCACCAAATATACCAGGGTGAGGTCTCACCTCGATTATATCGATTGGACCAAGAACCGAACCATCGCTAAGCATATGCTTACATTACCCAGTGTGCACCTCATAACGATCACCGTTACAGAGAGTGGATACACACCAGGTTCCCCATTATTCGAGTACCTAGCTTGTGGTCTTCGTAATCGTAATAGTCCCATAACCATTTTATGCTGTGACAATATCCACCAAAATGGGGTCGTTCTCGAAACACAGTTCTTAGCGTACCTGTATCAAACAAATCAACATGAACTTGCCGATTGGATTCGAGAAAATGTAAAGTTTCCGTCTTGTATGGTCGATCGCATAACACCTCGTACAACCGATACACTTCGCAGTGAAATTGAGGATATATTTCCAGGTTTTGGGTACAATGCTGTTCAGACTGAAGAATATACCCAATGGGTTATTGAAGATAAATTCGCATCAGACTTTCCAGATCTCACACAAGTTGGTGTTGTCATCACGAAAGATATCGAACCATATGAAGAAACAAAAATTAGAATTCTTAACGGTGGTCACACATCACTCGCATATCTGGGTGCTCTAGCTGGATACAACACTTTTGATGAAGTCATGAACGATACATCATGTCGCAATCACTTCAAAGAACTCCAGAAACAAGAAATTGGACCATCAATCGATATCGAATTACCATTTGATATTTATGAATATATTGACAAAGTTGAGGAAAGATTTTCAAGCTCCGCGAATGTCGATGATCTAGATAGAATCTGTATGGATGGATTCACAAAGTTTCACACATTCGTTGTACCTTCTCTACGAAAGTGTCTCGAACAGGGGAAGCGACCCATACACATTTATAAAAGTATTGCGGCGTGGTATATATATTCTAAACGATTCGCACGAGGTTGTAAAAAAATTCGTTATAATGAACCAAATTGGAACTTACTCGAACCTCTTTTACGAGATGGAGCTGTAGATGCATTTGTTACGAATGAGAGACTTTGGGGTGATATTCCAAAGAAACATATCACATTTGCACGAGAACTAAAAACAATACTACTTTCACAAACATACGAACGAGAAATTGATCTACTCATGGATGAGTGAATCGTGTTCCGCCCATAATTGAGTATAAAATTCATACAATTTGCGATAGGTGGCTTCGGGGAGGTTGTGTTTCGTTCTATCGACGATAAATTCGTCACGGAATTTTTTGATAAGTGTATCCATTTTTATTGTACTCGCATTAAATCTCTATATACTAAGTAGGTATGAATCATCTAAACAAAATTATGACGATTCTTGATGATGACAAATTGTTTCCAACACGAACGGAATGGGCGTATGTCGAAATTTGTAATGAACTCAAAATGATCCATCTCAAATTAAAAGAACTACAAGGAAAAGTCGTGAGCACAGCTACACTCGACCCATCAGCACCTCCCTGCCATAATATCTAAAATCTCGCTGAGCAATCCCACCTTGACGAATAAACCACATTAGTTCATCATATCCACGAGTCCGTGTGAGTTCATTCCAAAATGAACTACACGCTTCTCTAATATTATTGTACACACCCAAATTCACTCGATCCTCGGGATCTTTCTGGTGTTCAATATATGCATCCCTAAGCGCATCAGTAGAAACAATCCATTTGTGACATTTATTAAGAACCTCAGCTGTCATGATGAAGTCCTCACTCACGACATCTGGAGTCACAGTAATGACGTCTTGTTTTTCATGTATTTCTTTCATACATTCACACATCCTGATATAGTCTCCCTCAGGTATAAGGTGCGTATTTTTGTCAATGAGATGCATAAGCTTTTGCATTTTTCTTACTATTACATATTGTAGTCTACAACTTAGGTTTGAATCAATCCCGTTCTCTCATAGCGTTAGTGTCTCGATCTGAAAGTAAAGTATCTTCGTACGGAATTTGATAAAATGTCATCGGTTCATTTTGATTCAAGAGAAATGGGGGCGGTTTCACTTTCTCGTGAATGTATTTGATGATGTTACAAATTTCAATGTAGTCTCCCTCGGGGATCGTGTTCGCATTCTTGTCGACGAGATCGAGGAGTTTATGAAAATGATCCATGATTACATACATACTAGAAATTTTCAATACTACTTAGGTTCATAGAAGATTTAGAATTCTTCTTGTATCGCTTCTCAAACTCTTCATACTCATCAAATAAGGGTGTGATGTCATCATCCATGTAAAGAGACATTCTTACCCTGTCACTCAACTGAATAATCTTGAACGAAGCATCTGTGGTGGGATCTTTTTTCGTTACGAAGGACAGGAGTCGCTTGCACTTCGTAAGAAGGACTTCGAGATTTTCACGACGTTCTCGAGATCTTGGCCTTGGTACCTCAAGATATCTCTTCTCACCACAATCATTCGTTGTCTCGATAGTCGTGTAATTGATCAATTTCTCTGTGAGACTAGTTGACTTCCGAACAGGTCTCGAGGTAAAGAAATCGGAAAGCGAGTGTAAGAAATGCTGCATTTTTTCGGTGTTGGAGGGGGTTCAATAGATTCGGTACAATAAAGTACTTCTTCCCAAATAAGTCGTTGGACGTCAGAGCAAAGAGAAGATGTCGCCTGACAGAATGCGATTCGAAAGTCGTCGGTCGTCACAGGGATGAAATATTCTTTCATTCTTCGTGGTTTTCATCTTCCTCGAAGTTACTTAGGTTTCGTTCAAGCCTCATTTGCTCCAACTGAACATCAAGATATACTCGAATTGGGGCGTCCCAGACAGCCATCTTAACCCACTTATAAGTCGAACGAGCGTAATATGAACCCATGGAAATCACGGTGTTGTAAATGGCTACGAGAAGCATTTGTAATAGTATGTTACTTTTTTTTATATGATTTCAATAGCTTAATAAAATCCCAAATGCCATAAAAAGCAATCGTACCTGTCAACATGATAGTATTTCGTGCGACCGCGGGAATCATATTATAATATTTGTAAACATTAGAAATGTCTCTGGACGATATACCAAAAAAAGTTCAATATATCATTTTAGATTCGACATTCGTTAATGGTACAAACAATGCATTTTCACTTGATCTCACTCTCGAATCTAATACACACGTCGAAGATATGGGTAGAGTGATGGGTATTAAAATGGTTGACTTCTACATCACACAAGTTGGTGAAAATAATTCCAATCTGAATACCGACATCGCAAAGTATGTCGATATTATCTGTCCTGATGTACCGAAGGTGGCGCAAATTCTCGATGAACGACATGGACAAATACTAAGTCGTGTTCCATTGGAACGCCATTTCACCGGAAGTGACGGAGTTGTTCTTCGAGATAAACAATGGAAAAGTTTCCAACGACAAACCAATTACTTCAATCCCATTTCCATAAAAAAACTACATTTTGAAATATTTGAACAACAAGATGATGGTGATTATCTTCCACTTCAACCAGATGCAAAGTGGTACATGGTCCTAGAGATTACAACTGTAAACGTTAAGGAAAAACCAAAAGATCGAGAACTTCAAATTCTTCAAGCACTTGAAAAACTTTTGAAAAAAATTGATACACTCAATAAAAATGTTCAAAAACTCCCTGATAAACCTCCAGAAGAAAATCCCAAAAAATATTCGTTCGGTCTTTTGGTCGCCATTTTAGCATCTCTTTTAGGGGGATTTATATGGTGGGTCAATAAAAGTTCTGCGTAAAATATATGGGAGGTAAAAAGGGTCGTCGCCTAAAATTTTCACTCTCATCATCCTATGATACTGATTATTTCGAAGAAGAAATGGAACTCGAGGAAGTGAATCCAGTAGTGATTCCAAAGAGTGACAATCAGAGAGAATATAACAGAATGTTATACAGTATCAACAAATCTATGGTATTTGCCGTAGGACCCGCAGGAACGGGGAAAACAATGTTGGCATGCTGTGCGGCGATACAAGGGTATAACGACCGCACGTATAAAAAAATTGTAATGACCCGACCCGTCGTGTCTGTCGAAGAAGATATTGGGTTTCTCCCGGGAACATTAGAAGAAAAAATGGATCCCTGGACACGACCAATTATGGACATTTTCGGTGAATACTATAGTCAAGGTGATATTCAATACATGATAAAAGAAAAAATTATTGAAATTTGCCCATTAGCGTACATGCGTGGTAGAACATTTAAAAATGCTTTTATCATTGCCGATGAAATGCAAAATTCAACTCCAAATCAAATGAAAATGCTCCTCACGCGCATAGGTGAAGGTACAAAAATGGTCATTACAGGCGATCTCAAACAACACGATAGAAAATATGAAGAAAATGGTCTCAAAGATATATGCGAACGAATTAAAGATAAAAATTATAAACGGATCGAATATATCCAATTTGAATTTAAAGATATTGAAAGAAGTCCCGTCGTTAGAGATATTCTTGAAATTTATGGAGATGCTTAAAAAATATACGTCATATAAAGGTAATGAAAATCTTTTTTATGGCTTTAGATCCTAGGCAGGGAACCGGATATTCACGAGTTGCAAATAAGATTTCAAATTATCTCGTGAATATACCCAATGTAGAAGTTGTATATTATGCATTTCAAAATTTTAAAAATCAACAAATCACAGATCGGTATGTAGATCCGCGTATAAAATTTTATGATGCATGTGAAATAGATCCAGAATCACCTCTAGGATTTGGAGACAATATGATAGTTCCCGCACTCATCAAAGAAAAGCCGGATGCCATATTCTTATACAATGATATGATGGTCACAAATGCTGTGTTAGAAAAAATACCCGTTGAACATATGCCACCTAAAAAATTCGTATATTTGGATATAGTATACCCTTGGCAAAGTTCAACTATATATCAAAAATTAAAAAATTACAATTTTGACCACATTTGGGTATTCTTAGAATGTTGGAAAAAACATCTCATTGAAGATATGAAATTCAATCCTGATATAGTAAGTGTGATGCCTCATGGTGTAGATTTTGAGCGCTTTAAAGATGTACCCAAAACAGAAGCGAAAAGTTTAATGGGTTTTAATTCTGATGATTTTGTGGTCGTAAATATGAACAGAAATTCAACAAGAAAGTGTTGGGATATTACAACGCGGGCATTTATAGAGTTTTTAAAAAGAGAAAATATGAATTCGCGTATAAAATTGTTTTGTGGGTGTCTATCATATCATGCGGATGGGTATAATATACTAGAAATTATAATCACAGAATGTAATCGTCTTGGATTAGATACTGAAAAAGTTATAAATGAACATATTTTTATAAATACAAAACCATTACACATGACTGACGATGAAGTTAATATATTATATAATGCAGCGGATGTAGGCATGAATACTTGTCGGGGAGAAGGTTTTGGTCTAACAACAACCGAACATTTGTATTTCAATAAACCCCAAATCGTGTCAGATGTTCCAGCTTTGCGTGAAACATTAAAACATTATGCACACATAGTTAAACCAAAAGTAATTGTGCACAGTTTATCAAATGAAAAAGAGGGTGGCTATCATGCGATATGTGACTATAAAGATTTCACTGATTATCTACAAATTTGTTTCAAGAATCCTGATACCATGTCCGGTGGTAGAGAACACGTGAAACAAAATTATAATTGGGATAAAGTTTTAAAGAATCTAGATTATTTTGCAACTCAATAAAGCTGCTTTGTAAGTTCCATTATCTATGAGAGTATACGTTGGTTCAGTTTCACCAGTATCCTCCCATACGATTTGTCCATTTGTATCATATACATTAACATTTTCTTCTCGTGTTTCAGTTACATCGTAGTCACCATTATCAAATGTGTGCTCCGTGATTTGTATACGATAATAATTTGTTTTAATCTCCTCTGTGTATTTAGTTTGTTCATCTTCATTTAATTTATTATACTCCTCTTCCGAAATCGTTTCGTCTTCATTTAGTCTGAATAATGTAGTCGTATCTGTCGTTTTGTGGTTGGGATTTGTAATCTTATCAAATTCGCTTACATTTATCGAGAGACGATTTTTTGTAATATAATATGTAACTTCACGAAGCTCCTTTTTAGGACGTCGTATGTTACGAAATGTAGTTGTAAAATCACAATCTTGTGTGAGTTTAGCAACGGTGAAACTATGGATTATATCGTCATCTTGTTTCTGTGCGTAACCCGGAGAAATATTCGACGTCGTAATGAGATCACCCGAAGTTACCGATCCGTTAACATCCGTTACCCACACGAACACATCACCTTTAGTATCTACTAATGTGTCATAATCTTTCGTATCTATCTTCTTATTTGATATTACACCATACCAAGATGTATCCATCCACGTGTTACTCAATTTTACATTAGGTATTGGACCATTCTTATGACTATTAGTGTTAGCACTTACTATTAAACCTGTCACATTTTCTTGTCCCCAGATGTTCGATACAGTCGTTTTTGTTCTTGGAAGTTCAGTTACAATCTCTTGTATAGCCTTTACCGTATAAGGTATAATCTGAGTGTAATCTACTTGTGCCGGTTCACTACCCCACGCCGAATAATCTGGGTCGTCACTTGGATTATTAATGTTAGAATTCGGTTTCTCAATTGTTGGATTAGAATAGGCTCCATGATGAACGGTGTGTCTAAGTTCTGGAACATCGTACCAAACATCCTGTGCCATCAATCCAGATTCATAATGGGAAATTCTAGGTTCATCAATCTTATATTTTTTGTAATATTCTTGGGGAGTTAATTTCATCAATGTAGTCGTGGCATCAGATATATACTTTTCGTCAACTTTCAGACGATCATCTGAACTAGAATACGTTATTTCACCCGTTGTGGCGTCGTACTGCATAGCAACTCCATTAGCACTTCTTATAGGTTTTACAAAAAATGCATCAGGTGTTGTTGGTTCATACAATCCAATCGCACTGATTACAATTGAACGCGAACCTTGGTTGACTCTACCTGCCTGGTAACCAATAGCGACTGAAAATGAACCTTGGTTAGTATTGCCCGCATTTCTACCAATCGCGACTGCATAACAACCCTGATTTGAAAATCCCGCCGCACCACCAATAGCAACTGTCTGTCCTTCTTGGTTTAACTTACCTGCATGATCACCAATAGCAATAGCTCTGACGCCCTGGTTACTAGAACCCGCTAGTTCACCAATCGCGGTACAATATGCACCCTGATTATTCGAACCCGCTCCTTTACCAATGGCAACTGAAAATGTACCTTGGTTTGAAGAGCCAGCTTCGTTACCAATAGCGACTGAATACGAACCTTGGTTAGACCTACCAGCATTGTTACCAATAGCGAGTGAATACGAACTTTGATTGTAGTATCCCGCTAAATCACCAATAGCGACTGATCTCGAACCTTGGTTATACTCTCCCGCTTGTGTACCAATAGCAATTGACAATTTATCTTGTTCTGCTCTTCCCGCCTTGTTACCAATAGCGATCGACTTCGAACCTTGGTTAGACATACCAGCATCGTTACCAATAGCGACTGAATAATAAGATTGGTTTGAACAGCCAGCATCGTTACCAATAGCGACTGAATACGAACGTTGGTAAGACTGTCCCGCTCGTGTACCAATAGCGATCGACTGCGTACCTTGGTTTATATAACCCGCCCTTTCACCAATAGCGACACAATTCGAATCCTGGTTTACTTCAGCCGCTCGCACACCAATAGCTATCGATTCTGGCCCTTGGTTAGACGCTGCTGCATAATCACCAATGGCGATACAAGATGAACCTTGGTTTTCAGCACCTGAAAAAAAACCAATACCAGTAGAAAATATACTTTGGTAATAAACACCAGCTCCGTAACCAATAGCGATACTTTGTGATCCTTGGTCGAATTGACCAGCTCCGTTACCAATAGCAATCGCATCCGTATCTTGGTTATACTTTCCCGCATCTTTACCAATAGCGACTGCAGATTCACCATGATTAGAAAAACCTGCAAAATCACCAATAGCGACTGAATAATTATTTTGGTTTGATTTGCCAGCCTCGTTACCAATAGCGACACAATTCGCACTCTGCTCTGTATAGCCAGCCCTGTTACCAATAGCAACTGAAAAATTACTTTGGTTTGAACAGCCAGCATCGTTACCAATAGCGACACAATTCGCACTCTGCTCTGTATAGCCAGCCCTGTTACCAATAGCAACTGAAAAATTACTTTGGTTTGAACAGCCAGCCTCGTTACCAATAGCGACTGAATGCGAAGATTGGTTTATTTTACCAACCTCGTTACCAATAGCGATCGACTTCAAACCTTGATTAGAACAACCCGCCCGATAACCAATAGCGATCGACTTCGAACCTTGATTACTATAACCCGCATAGTAATTAATGGCAGTCGAAAAATCCTCTTGGTTACAAAAACCCGCTATCACACCAATAGCGACTGAAAATAAACGCTGGTTCGACGCACCCGCTGACAAACCAATAGCAACTGCATTATTACCCTGGTAGGTTTTACCAGCCGCTTCACCAATAGCGACTGATCCCGAACTTTGGCTATTAGAACCCGCCTGATAACCAATAGCGATCGACTTCGAACCTTGATTACTAAGACCCGCCTGATAACTAATGGCAGTCGAATACGAATTTTGATTTATACAACCCGCATCTTTACCAATAGCGACTGAATACAAACTTTGGTTTATTTTACCAGCCTCGTCACCAATAGCGACACAACTCGCACTCTGGCTAAACTCTCCCGCTTCTTTACCAATAGTGACTGAATACGAACTTTGTTTTGATCTGCCAGCCTGATAACCAATAGCGACTGAATAATTATTTTGGTTTGAACGGCCAGCCTCGTTACCAATAGCGATTGATTGCGTAGCTTGGTTAAACTCTCCCGCCTCGTTACCAATAGCGACTGAATACGAACTTTGGTTTGATTTGCCAGCTTCGTTACCAATAGCGACTGAAAATGAACGCTGGTTCGACGAACCCGCTGACAAACCAATAGCAACTGCAGTATTACCCTGATTAAAAATACCCGCTCGCGTACCAATAGCGACACAATTCGTACCCTGATTTGAAAATCCCGCTAAATAACTAATGGCAGTCGAATTCATCCCTTGATTACATTTACCCGCTTGTGAACCAACCGCGGTACAAAATAGACCTTGATTACTATAACCCGCGTCTTGACCAATAGCGACTGAAAATGTACCCTGATTTGAACTGCCAGCATCATTGCCAATAGCGACCGACTCCGAACCTTGGTTAGACTTACCAGCATTGTTACCAATAGCGACTGAATACTGACGTTGGTTTGAACAGCCAGCCTCGTTACCAATAGCGACTGAATACTGACCTTGGTTACTACAACCCGCTAATCTACCAATAGCGACTGAATACGAAGATTGGTTTGAACAGCCAGCTTCGTTGCCAATAGCGACTGAATACGAAGATTGGTTTATTTTACCAGTTCCGCTACCAATAGCGACTGAATGTGAAGATTGGTTTGAACAGCCAGCCTCGTTACCAATAGCGACACAATTCGCACTTTGGTTTAATAGACCAGCCTCGTTACCAATAGCGAGTGAAAATGAACCCTGGTTTGAAGAGCCAGCTTCGTTACCAATAGCGATTGAATAATTATTTTGGTTCGACTCACCCGCTAATCTACCAATGGCAATCACATTCGAACCCTGATTAAAAATACCCGATAAAGTGCCTATGGCAATAGAATTCGCACCCTGCCCGGGTGAACCAGCGGGATCTCCTATCTGAATTCGCCCAAACTCCAGTAAACTGGCCATACCACCTTCGGGTATTACAGCTCCAGAAAATGGTACACCATTTACACTAAAAACGTGTCCTGCTGTAAGATTTACATTTGAGTTGATTTCTACTGTATCACTAACAGGGGTGAGTTTATCCAATTGAAAATGCCTCCCCCTACTCATATTAAATTAGATAAGGATAAAAATACATATGAAATTACAATGTATGGTCTAGGTATTTCCAAAGGTCTCAGTCTGGAAAGAATTAGAATTAAGGGTAAAGATCATGCACTTTTTAAAGCTCAAGATGGTCGAATCTCTATGGTGGACGCAGTATGTCCCCATAGAGGTGCGAATCTTTGTAATGGAAAAGTAAAAGATAATACTATTCAATGCCCATATCATGGGTGGGAGTTTAGCCCTGAAGGCACTTTGATGAAAGTACCATCTTCTGGTAACATTCCCTGTGGTGGTGACATTCAGTCGTATCCTGTGTTGGAAGATGGTGGATTTATATGGTCTAGCGACACCAAAGACAATCTTCCAACACGATATTGTGAAGAATTATTTGATCCCAATTGGGTAAAAGTGTATGGTTCTAGGGAACTTCAAGGCAACATCTACGACTGGATCCTAAATGCAACAGATATTTCCCATATCAACTTTGTTCATGATTTTGCCGACGAAGAAAATGCTCGCGTGAGAAACACGAAAGTTGAGATGAAAGATGATTATGTTGATTGTTTCGCCAATGTACGCTCCAAAGCCTCATCGAAGTTGACTGAACACATGCAACCCCAAGATGGATCAGATATCCATAGTCGTTTTATAGCTCCATGTACCTCAATTATTCGAATCAAGTTAGCAGGTCCTTATGAATTTATCACATTCAGTACACTCCTACCAATGGATGATGATACGACGAAAATGTCTTGGTGTATGTTGTACCCTAAAAATCCCCTCCTCGATAATCCAATCGTATATTCACGCTTTTATCAAAGAATGTTCGACACAGTCGCCCAAGATGAAGCGATCATCAAAGATGTCGCGTGGGTACCTCTCACCCTCAACGCACAATGTGATATATTCCAATTGAAAGCGTTGGAACTTTTGAATTAACCACAATGGTACGTACACCCAATGAAGGCTGCGGTGTGAACCGCATTCGCTTCATCCGTCAGTTCCCCTTCACTCGTAAGATACCTCACACGATACGCCTTTTCCGTACGATCGGTGTCTTCCCATTGAAGACGACCATACGTGTCGAGAATGTTGGTACCATTTTCATCTTTCTTTATCTTTTGAACTGGAATATCGAGTGGATTAAAATCACATTCCATCGTTGATTTGGCTACGGTAGAGTTTCTGAGAATATCGCCATCTTGTCTCTGTGCGTATCCAGGAAGATGTGACGTCGTCATAAAGTCCCCAGAAGCCACATTTCCATTGGTATCTGCAACCCAGATGCCTCCTTCACCGAGAGAATTCACAATGACCCTATTGTCACCGATTTCTTTATCTTGTGTGATGATGCCAATTCCACTTTTTTGAGAACGAGCGTTCCCACCCATTTCAAAGTGATCCACAACACCAAAAACTGACCTGTCGTTGGCTACATTAGAGAGGGAGACTATAGGAAGTGCTTCTGATGACTTAATGGCATGACTACCTGTGGTCAAGGAACCGTTGAGACTGACGTACTTGTTCTTGTTGGCTGACACAACAAGTCCCTCATTCATGGGTCCCTCGGGAAAACAAATGTGTTGACCCGTGAAAGAGAGAATAGTACCACTCCTGGTTACGATGGGTTCGGAGATATTGAGTCTCGCAACATCTGCACGTGCGTGAATATATGCAGATCCAGCATTCCTATCAACTGTTGTTGCCATTCTGTTAGCCCCTATAATAACGTAGCTCCCGTTGACGGAGACAGAGTTGCCATATTCGCTTTCAGCGGGGACATTCTTTAAAATCCTTGTGCCAGTGTCCCATGTGTTTGTGTTTGTGCCTATCATTCTAAAACTATAGACATGACCGGATGACGCACCCACGATGGCGTAGTCCCCGTCGATGGAGACAGAAGATCCAAAATGGTATTCATAGCTTGAGTACGGCGATACAATTCTTGAAACATTGTCCCACGTGTTTGTGTCTGTCCTTTTATAAATATATGCAGCACCGACGTCTTTAAAGTCGATAGAGTTTTCATTTGGCGCCCCCACGATGGCGTAGTCCCCATTGATGCAGACAGACAAACCAAACTCGTCATCATCGGTGGTCGGTTGTGACGGTCTTCCCGCGGGTTCAATGATTGTGCCTGTGTCCCATGTGTTTGTGCCTGTTCTATGATATATAATTGCACGGCCACGGGTGCCTGAATGATGCGCGATTCCCGCGATGGCGTAGTCCCCGGAGATGGAGACAGAAGATCCAAAATAGCTAGAGCCGAAGGTGACGCTGGAGGGTTCAGGCAACGTATACACAGTGCCCCACGTGTTTGTGCCTGTCCTATGATAAATATATGCATAATCATAAGGATGACCCTTCCCCACGATGGCGTAGTCCCCGGAGATGGAGACAGAAGATCCAAACTCGTGATAACTATTTGCGGGCGACTCTTTAATCTTATACCCAGAGTCCCACGTATTTGTGCCTGTCCTTTGATAAATAAATACAGCGCCGCTTTCAGTTGGGTTTGGTTCCATGTACGCTCCCACAATAGCGTAGTCCCCGTCGATGGAGACAGACCCACCAAATCTGACATTGTTACCGGTTTCGGTAGGATGTGTAAACTTTGCTTCTTGGCCCCACGTATTTCCACCTCCCCTTTTATAAATATATGCCTGCCCCCCACCGTTGCCACCCCACGCCCCCATGATGGCGTAGTCCCCGGAGATGGAGACAGCGTCACCAAAGAGGGCACCATTAAACCCATCCGATGCCTCGATCTTATACCCAGTTTCGTCCCACGAGGAAATCCCGAAGGTACTTAATTCACATACATTACTCAATCCATCCGTGATACGTACATTACCCGAAACCTCAAGGTTTGAGGACACAAAAGCATTGCCTTCAACGTGAAGGTTCGCTACTTCAAGGTTCGAGGACACGTAGGCGTTACCATAAACATGGAGGGTTGCATCTGGTTCTATGGTCCCTACACCAACCCTTGAGGTTTGAGTGTCCACAAATAGGTTGGCTTGACCAACTTCAAGGTTCGAGGACACGTAGGCGTTACCATCAACGTGGAGGGTCGCATCTGGTTCTGTGGTCCCTACACCAATCTTAGACGTTTGAGTGTCCACAAATAGGTTGGCTTGACCAACTTCAAGGTTCGAAGACACGTAGGCGTTACCATCAACATGGAGGGTCGCATCTGGTTCTGTAGTCCCTACACCAATCTTAGACGTTTGAGTGTCCACAAACAGGTTGGCTTGACCAACTTCAAGGTTCGAAGACACGTAGGCGTTACCCATAACATGAAGGTTCGCTTGAGTTAATGCTGTACCTACACCAAGTGAGTCTATAAATGATTGGCCAACTTTACTAAAGTCCAAATTTCCATCAACTTCGAGAGTTCCTGAAGTTGGAAATATACGATCGACACGTATATTTCTTCCGGAACCGGTCATGTTTTATATTATAATACCATATAATTATGGGAATGTTGTAAATCACATAATTATTGGTAATAAAAGTTTATTTAAATTTATTTATACGACAGAAGCGGTGACAACCTTCTTCTTGGCTGGCGCCTTCTTTGTTGTAGTCTTCGCGGGAGCTTTAGTAGAAGAGCTCGCCTCCGAAGGTGTGCACTTGCATTTACACTCACCCGGTGGTCCGGGGGGTCCCACAGAACCCCTATGCCCGGCGGGGCCTGGTGGACCTGGTGGACCAGCGGGACCAACACCACCCCCGGTGCCACCTGTGCCTGTGTTATCAATCAGCTTGAGAATGAGATTGTAAAGACGTGTCTTATCGAGACGGGTGCGCCTGAGTTCATCTTCAACTTCTTTGCGTAGAGATTCCATTGTATTATATATAAAAGAAAGATTATCTTTATATCAAATGATCTTCATCGGTCCTGCACTTAACACCGGTATTGGAAACCAAGCGATAAAATATGTGAAATTATTCGATCCAAATTCTAACTATTATGTTTTTGGGAGTAAGCTTCCTGAATGTGAACACGGTTTAATTTATATGCTGCCAATTAGTGCTCACATTGAATATTTGAAGTATGTCAGAACTCGAGTGAAGAATCTTGTATGTATGACCATCTGTGAAACGGAAACTGTACATGAAGATTATGGTCTCATCATGAAAGAATTCAAAAAGGTTGCCGTACCAAGTGAATTCTGTAAGAGGGTTTTCTCTAGACAGTTTCCCGATAATGAGTTCTATATCATTCATGCACATATCCCACAACCAAAAGAAAAACCTTATACATTTTACCATATTGGCAATATCGCAGATCCTCGTAAGAAATTTAGAGATGTATTACAAGCATTTGTTCGTCTGAATGAACCAAACACACGACTCGTCGTGAAAGCCACTTGCAATCAACCAATTCAAATTCAATTTCCACGCGTTGAAGTAATTAACGATCTCCTATCAAACGAGGAAATGGATAATCTCCATAATCGATGTGACTGTTATGTGAGTTTTTCACACTCTGAGGGTATAGGTATGGGTGCGGTTGAAGCGGCACTTCGAGACAAACCAGTTATTATTACGAACTACGGTGGCGCACCTGAATATATCAAAACACCATATACAATTGATTGTGGACTTCAAGAGTTGGAGAAGGATGATTTCCTCTTCAAAAAAGGTATGGTTTGGGGTGAACCAAACTTTGACCAACTCTTGGAGTTCATGAGACATGCATATGATAACCGCGTCCGTGAAATGGATCACGAACACACTAAAAAGTTAGTGAGTCGAGAAAATGTTTTAAATGAGTTCTTCTTGAATGTAATTGGTAGCGAAAACGATAAGTCCGATGAGAATGGTACCACTCATCATTGAATCCCTCTGAGCGATGATGGTCATCACGAGGTCGTCGAGAACTTGAATACCAGATGGTTTTGTGGCAATGCGAGGTACGAGGGTGCTGATAGTGATGTAAAGTGCCATCGCTATTATTACAGGTCTAAGACTCTCCTGGTCTAACATCGTCTTTCTATTAGTCACTGATTTTAATTTTACTCACATCGACCTTGGTTCCCAATTGAGCATTTTTTACACTATGCTTCTTGCAATAGTCTCCACACACAGCCTTGAATGCACATGGTTTACCACTCATCGTCGTCGCACAGCAAATCTTTTTGGTTGACCTCTGCTCATTCACCACTTCTGGTGGTTTATCAATCGCAACCGTTTTTCGTTCTTCCTTCTTTTTGTCGTGTTCCTGATACTTTTTCTTCATGATCCAAGTTGCATTTGCGAGTTTGAAACATGCTTCATTTGGTTCGCTGACTCGGTACATCTTAGCCGCATCAGCGAGACAACGCTGCCACATTTCATCACGGATGACTTCCATTTTGTTTCTTATTTTTTTGTAAAAACACAAACCCACTTAGGCATCTCCTGCAATTTCTGAAAGATATATATCAGAGTGGCCAGCAAAATCTGGAAATTGATCGACCGTTTTTTTCGTCGTCATATCTTGAACATTGAATATATGTTCCTTGAACTTCTTGACATCTATACCTGTCGCATTATGAATCTGTGTCTCATTCGCGATATCTTTGAGAGCGTGGATGTACGCTGCGGCATAATTTCCATGACGCACAGACATCACTGGGGAGGAGTCTTGTTGAGCCATGATGGCATATTTAGCTGACTGCTTAACCATTTTTTCTATGGATTGCTTCATACCCCTTGAGCGATTTTGCATCACCACGATGAGTATGAATATTGCGATGAACAAATAAAAGTACATCTTCTACAAGTATCTTTGAAAAAAAATCTAAATAAATTTAAGATAATGTTAAGATCTGAACCAAATGCTATATGCTGTATTTGGAAACCATGTATTAATAAGATTACCTTAACAAACGAAAGTAATTTCAAAGTGAAATATGAAGCGTATCCGTATAAAGGTGGTGCAGTCGGTAAGATAGACGCCGCAATCGGTGCAGGTGGATTTGAAGGCAAAACAGCATTAGAAATTATTCAAGCTGAGAACCTCAAACCAGAAGTGGGTGTGATACCTAAAAATGATGTTCGACATGTAACAGTTAATAGGGGACAAAAAATAGCAGTACGATACATGTACCTAGATTTACATGATGATTATACAGAAGAAGTACGAAACTTTGGTGTTCTCGATTTAGTAAAGTTTGTACAACCACCACAAGAAGATATTGACGAAATATTAAGTAAAAAGGAGGAGGCTAAGCGTAAAGTCGAAGAAGAAATAAAAAGGAAGGAACGTGAAGAAAAGGAACGTAAAGAAAGAGAAGAGCGTGAAGAAAGAGAACGCATAGAAAGGGAACGTAAATGCTCGAGTGTAACACAACATATGTGTTCTCCAAGTGATACACCTAAAAAATTATGCCCTCATTGCAATCACTGGTACTGCATTTATCACTATCGTGTAAATAATAACCCCATAGGTAGAGGGGGTCATGTGTGTAATTAAAATTAAAATATCCATTTATTACAAATGAATAATTGTGATAGCCTTTTTCAACATATGTGTACCGCAGAAGGTAAAACAAATAGATGCTTAAAATGTGGATATTTGTTTTGTGATTATCATTTTGAAATCAATAACAGTATGTTTTCATTAGGTGGTCATGTATGTAAGTAAAACCTAAGTGAATGTGATAGTGTCATTTTTTTCATATCTCTTAACATTTCTGATTGTGATTACCATTATCATTTACTCTTCTTGAAATGGATAAAAATCTCAATAAAATTTTACAGCTTGTAGACGCTAATGTTTCAAATATTCCTGAAGGCGATTACTTACAAATTTGTAACGCACTTAAACAAGTTCATATGAATACCGAATCTATTTCCGTGGAATGTATTGATGCATATCGTGATTGGTTAGAAAATGTAAAAGATCTTCGTATTTTTCGTGAAGCTACAAAAGTAGAGGATGATTTTGATATAAAAAATGATATGTGCGATTTTGATGTGTGTATGTATGGTGCTACGATCCCATTTATTTTTGTGGAATTATTCCAGAAAAATATCATATTAAATCCAAATATCAACAAAAATAAAAAAATGGAAATTATTCATAAATATAAAAGTAATTTTGACCTTTCAAAGAAATTTAAATTGGAAGACTTAAAACAATATCACGAAATATTACCAGATGTGCTTACGGGTGATGTAAAAACTGACCTGAAAATTCTTTCCAAGTTTAACAATGAAAAGCTTGATGAAGATACCACACTTTGTGAGAGTTCAACAAAAGAAGCGTGGGAACACCTACATACGTTTGGTAATCAAACCAAACAGTTATTTAAATTATTCGACGAAACAAATGAACATGAGAGTTATATAACGTGGTATGAAAACCTAAGTTAGAGCTTTGAATTGTAATAAAATCAAGAAAGTATGGAGAGCGTCCAAAAGCTCACCCACATCGAACACATTCTCAAGAGACCTGACTCCTATGTCGGTCCAGTTGAACAGGGTTCTGAACCCTATTGGATCCTCGATGGTTCTACCTTCACTAAGAAGAACCTGAAGTACTCCCCAGCGCTCTTGAAAATTTTTGATGAGATCCTAGTTAACGCTATCGATCGTAACTCCCTACACCCAAAGAATGTCTCTTCAATCTCTGTCGCCATTAACAAGGATGTGGGCTCAGTGACTATTGAGAACAACGGTCCTCTCGGTGGGATTTCTGTAAAAATGCATGAAAAGGAAGGTCTCTGGAATCCCGAACTTGTATTCGGTCACCTTCTCACGAGTACCAATTATGATGACTCTCAAAAGAGGATCGTCGGTGGTCGTAACGGTTATGGTGCCAAGTTGGCGAACATTTATTCGAGTGACTTTTCGATCATCATCAAGGATCACGAAACAAAGCAAACGTACACACAAAAATGGTCGAAGAATATGACTGTTTGTGATCCACCAAAAATTAAAAAGCATTCGGGTAGCACGTCATCCGTCTCTATCACCTTCACACCCGAATGGAAACGCTTTGGAATGTCCAAAATGGACGACGCCATCTACAGTATCTTTCAAAAGCGAGTTTGGGATGCGAACATTTGTACCACCTCAAATTGCAAAGTGAAGTTCAACGGTGAAATTCTTCCCAAACAAAACTTTGAGGCGTACGCCAAGATGCATGAGGGAATCAAAGATATTGCCTCTTTCAATGGGGATCGTTGGTCAGTGTGTATCGGGCCATCGGAAAATGGTCTCGAACAAGTTTCATTTGTTAATGGAATTTGTACGACCAAAGGTGGTACACATATTGACCATGTCGCCAATCACATTGCCAGTGGTATCATCGATGATATGGCCAAGAAAATCAAGTTGAAGCCTCAGCAAGTCAAGAACACGTTCACCATCTTCGTGAAGGCAACCCTCGAGAACCCAACATTTTCGAGTCAGGTCAAGTCTGAGTGTACCCTAAAAGCTCAAGATTTCGGCTCCAAGTTTGAACCACCTAAAAACTTTGTCAAGAATGTTTTGAAAACTGGTATTGCAGATGAACTCACCGCACTTTCGAAGTTCAAAGAGATGAAAGAACTCAAAAAGACTGATGGAGCTCGAAAGTCTAAGATCACTGGGATCCCTAAATTGGATGACGCGAACAAAGCTGGTACTGCACAGTCTGGAAAGTGTACACTCATCGTGACAGAGGGTGACTCAGCCAAGACCCTAGCTGTCGCTGGTCTCTCCGTCGTGGGTAGAGATCATTATGGGGTATTTCCACTCCGTGGTAAGTGTAAAAATGTGAGGGACTCTTCGGTGGCACAGTTGACATCTAATCAGGAGTTCAATGATCTCAAGAAGATTTTGGGACTTCAACAAGGAAAGGAGTACAAAGATGTTTCCGAACTTCGTTACGGTCGTCTCATGATTATGACAGACGCAGATAACGATGGAAGTCACATCAAGGGTCTTATTCTCAATATGATTCATTACTTTTGGCCGAGTCTTCTTAAGATGAACTTTGTCGTGAGTATGGTAACACCGATTATCAAGGCGACCAAAGGTTCGGATACCAAATCTTTCTACACTGACTCTGCATTTCGAACTTGGTATGGTTCGGGTAAATCCGGGTGGAAGATCAAGTACTATAAGGGTTTGGGTACCTCGACGAGCGCCGAAGCCCGTGAATACTTCAAGAAGATTCAAGATCTCACTGTGAAATTTGATGCAGATACGATGACCGATGACTCTATCATTCTCGCGTTCGACAAAAAGAAGGCGGACGCTCGAAAGTCGTGGCTTCTCGAAAGTACAGCTAAAGAAGCTAACCAACTTGAAATTCCATATGGTGATGTGAAGCAACTGAACATCACTGATTTTGTACACAAAGACTTGGTGAATTTCAGTCTTGCTGATTTGAAGCGCTCAATTGCTCACGTGGCCGATGGTCTCAAACCTTCTCAACGAAAGGTTATGTATTCGTGTTTCCAGAAGAATCTCAAAGATGAGATGAAGGTTGCACAGTTGGCGGCATATGTGGCTGAAAAGAGTGCTTACCACCACGGTGAGGTTTCCCTCGCTGAAACGATCGTCAAGTTGGCCAATGATTATACGGGTTCGAACAACATCAACCTTCTCGAGCCATGTGGTCAATTCGGTACACGCCTCATGGGTGGCAAGGATGCGTCTCAGACGAGGTACATCTTTACGAAGCTCACCAAGGAGGCTCGAAAGCTCTTCGATCCCAAAGATGATGCCATTCTCAACTACTTGGATGATGATGGTCGCTCCATCGAACCCGACTTTTACATGCCAACTCTACCAATGGTTTTGGTAAACGGTACTGAAGGTATTGGTACGGGTTTCAGTTGCTACGTCCCACCATTTAACCCTGACGATATCAAAGAGAATATCAAGCGTTCTCTGGAAGGTGATTCACTCACAGATATGAAGCCTTGGTTTCGAGGTTTCAAAGGTAAGGTTTTCAAGGATGATGTGGGACTATGGATCACCGAGGGTGTGTGGAAAGATACCGGTTCTCGTCTAAAAGTGACAGAACTTCCACCGGGAAGATGGACTCAAGATTACAAGGAATATCTCGATACTCTTGTTGATAAGAAGATGATCACAAGTTTTACGAATAACAGCACGACCGAAGATGTGGACTTTGAAATCTTTGGGTATTCTGGCAAAGATCTCATCAAGGATCTCAAGTTGAGAAAGACATTCCACACGACAAACATGCACTTGTTCCATCCCACAAAGGGTATTTACAAGTACACGAGTCCTGAGGAAATTCTAAAAGATTTCGTAGAGTTGCGCCTTGAACACTATAAGAAGCGCAAGGCACATCTCATCGATGTACTCGAAAAGAAGGCGGAGTTGTGTGGACACAAGTCTAAGTTTGTCTCTATGGTAATTGAAGGAAGCTTAGTGGTTTTCAAAAGGAAGAAGCAGGAACTTGAACAAGAAATGTCTAAGTACTTCCCCAAAATTGATGGAAACTGGGACTACCTTCTCAACACAAAGACTGTCGAGTATACCGATGAGCGCGTTAAAGCACTGATGGATGAAGCGAAACAAGCGAACATTGATTTGGAACGTATGATTAGGACGAGTCATATCACAATGTGGAAAATGGATATTAAAAATATGTGAGTAGTAAGTAGATATGGGTGAGGCTGCTAAAATTTCCCTGAAAGCTATTGGAAAGCAGGATACACACCTCCTTTCCAAAGACCCAGAAGATTCGGTATTTAAATATGATATAAAACAATACTCAAATTTTACAAAACTGCACAAAAGTAGAGTTGTATCTAAACCGACTACTGATACGAACTGGCCTTTTGGTCAAACGGTAAAAGTTGAATTCAATCCAAATCAAATGGGAGATCTATTAAGTGATATGTGGATTAAATTACGGATGCCGTCACTACCAACAAGTCAAAAGTCTTATGCTGACCAACTTTCAATACATCTTATCAAGAGTATTTCGATGTATGTAGATGGAATAAAATTAGAAGAACTCACAGATGACTGGAATTTTATCTATAACGAACTATACTTAAATGATACGCAACGCGACGCCAATCAATTTCTCACAAATGACGGCGCTTCCTATACATATTATGCAACAAATTCAGATGAAGGACTTACTAGACAAGTGCTCATACCTTTACATTTTTTCTTTTCTAGAAAATATGATCGTTCAGATGACAAACATTTTTTCCCAATATGTTCAATATATCGACAAAAACTGACATTTGAAATTGTATTTCATAAACAATCATTTTTTACTGATGAACCAACTAATATAACTTTACCTGAATTTGTCATTATAACAGAAGAAATTAAACTTGAGCCTGAAGAACGTTTATATTTTACATCTACACCACGATCATTTGAAGTAGATGTTGTGTACAAACATCTTCAACAATCATCCGAATTGAACAAACGTAAAATTAAAACAAACTTTTCAACTGATAAACCTGTAAAAATATTTCACTGGTTTTTTAGACTATCTGAATTAGAAGATGAAAATGACGCCAGCCTATTTAAAAAACGTTTCAATTTCACCAGTAATAGTGCAAATTTCAGACGTGTAAATGGAGACGATTTTGAAATTGCCGAAAGATTTGACATTTATTTAAACGGTGAAGACGTTCAACATGTATCAGGAGACGCAAATCATCGTTACTTTAAATATTACACCCCGTATGAAGGTATTCTAAATACACCAATAACACATATATATACGTATAACGTTTCATTATATCCATCTAAACAAGTTCGTTCAGGAATTTTAGATTTTAGTAAAATCATTTCAGATAAAAGTTTCATACAGACTGAACTTCACAAATTTTTAGATTTGTCTAAAACATATGAAATGCATGTGTATGATATTGCGTATACTCGTCTTGAATTTCGCGATGGATATATAAATATCGTCTATTAAAAAAAACTGATTATAGATATATATGTTGTTGAGTGCGAATGGAGCTCAAGATATGTTTATATCTGGAAATCCAACACAAAGTCATTTTATAAGTTTACATAAACAACATACACCTTTTTATAGGACGACGTATCCAATAGAATCGGAAACTCCAACCGATTTTGGGTCGACCTTGTCGTTTAGAATACCTACTGACGTTGGAGAATTTATAAATCGGATTACATTAAAAGGTGAATTAAGACAAGTAGGATTATCAAATCCAGATTATAAATCATTTATCACTAATAAGCTTATTGATTATGTTGAATTGTTTATTGGTGAACAGTCAATACAAAAATTGACTGGTGAATACATTGCTATACATCATCAATCTCATGCACGGGATATATCAACATACGAACGCTTGTATGCACATGGTTCGAATGAGGTTGGGCAAACATTTCAGGTTACAAGTACAGCGGAAGATAATCCTTTTTTTTTGGATATACCATTTTACTTTCATAATGTTAACCAATTGGCTATACCTTGTTGTGCTTTAAAAAAACATGGTATTCGAGTAGTCATCAAACTCAAAAAACCTAACGATAATACAATTGTTTCAAAAATATTTGAAACTGCATTAAACATTACGTACGTTCATGTAGGATACGAGGAAAAAACATTCATAGAAAGTTCGCCCATTTCCCATGTTATTCAACAATTGCAATTTTCAGAATTCAAAATTAAACAAGGTATTCTAAGTAAGATTTTAATGTTAAATTTCAATAATCCTGTGAGTGAATTATTTTTTGTTGCACATCGTGCATCAAATAGTTGTGATTTTATTGATATAGAAAATATTGAACTAAATTTCAATAACACGTCGGTATTTAATCGAGATAATAAATTTTTATGTTATAAACAATCATTAGATAATCACATAAGATCTCCATCCGGTAAAGATCTCGACGGTGGTGGCAAATATTGCTCGTATTCATTTTCTTTAAATCCCATATCAGGACTTCCCATGGGAAGTGTAAACATGAGTCGCATCATTCATAAATTATTGAAAATTGCCATTCCAACAAATATTAATGAAGATGTGATAGTTCGAGTATATGCTGTTAGTCACAATATACTCATGTTTTCACATGGATTAGCGGGTTTAAAATTTTAGTTTGTTATATTAGTAATGTCTACAGGGCGTATAAATTTACATACAATGGGGATGATTGGAGACGTAGATGTAAATTATGATCATTCATATTTTACAAAACTCATAAAACAGAAAACACATTTTGCAAAAGAGTACGTAAACATACAACCAGAAGGTAATAAGAGTGTTTTTGGTGGTATATATGAATTTAGTATTCCGATGAATGTGGGAGACTTGTTAAAATCCGTATGTTTAGAAATAAAAACGAGTCAACTTTCAGATGCTAATCATTACTACATTGAATCATTTGGAAATGCGTTAATTGAATATGCAGAATTGTTAATAGGAGGTACAGTTATAAATCGAATAACAACTGATTATTTACAATTATATACAGAGGCTTTTCATAATGAAAGTAAAAAGGTTGCATTTAAAAATCTTATCAACAAATCTGAATATATTCTCGACGCTTTACCAAATGAAGGAGTTAATTCTGAACGTCAATTACAGAATGATCAGTTACATTGTATTATTGACTTACCGTTTTATTTTCATAGACACCCCGAATTAGCTATACCACTTTGTGCTATTACAACCCAAGACATATCAATCCGTATCAAACTGAGAAACTATGACGAACTTATATATGAACGCACTTCCACAAGAATGAATGGTGAATATTTGTTCAAAAATTTTTCTTTACCACCTACGATTACCGAAGCACCCAAAATAACTAAATGTGAGCTAATTGCGGAATTCGTGTTTCTGGATAATATAGAACGTTTAAAAATAAAATGTAATAAGACTGATTACGTGATAACTGAACTTCAAGAAGAACAATTCAAAACGTCGAATGACCAAACAAATTTAGTGAATTGTAAATTACATTTTTCAAATCCCGTAAAAGAGCTATATTTTTTTATTCAAAGAGACCGAGAAGAACATAAAAACATTGATATATTCACAAGTCCTATAAATTATGAACCGTTGTCATATTATAATTTAGGAGAATTGATTGAAGATGGTGAAGATATAGAAGTTACGGCTGATCAGCTCAAATATCTAACATTAAAACTTGACGGACTTTCTATAATCGATGAAAATGTGGGTACGCCTCAATTTATGAGAACATCACAATTTATGAGACATCACTCAAACGCACCATTAATATATAGAATATATATGTACAGTTTCGCACTTGACCCGGAAGTTTGGTATCCAACTGGGCAGGTGAATTTTAGTTTAATAAAAGAACAATTAATGACATTTGAATTATTTTCATCACGGTTTCGAGCGGGGAGTTATAGTCATCGATACTCTAACCGACATATTCGCGTTTACGCGAAGAGTTATAATATTCTTCGAGTAGAGAATGGTACAGCTAGAAAGTTGTTTTAATTTCTCGATGATACTGAATAAAATGGATATTAAAAATATGTGAGCAGTAAGTAGATATGGGTGAGGCTGCTAAAATTTCTCTCAAAGCTATTGGAAAGCAGGATACACACCTCCTTTCCAAAGACCCGGAAGATTCGTTATTTAATTATAATCCAAAACAACATTCGAATTTTGTAAAATATTACAAAGTGCGAAATATATCTGAAAAAGATGTACCAAATTGGCCCTTTGGGAAGACTATAAAAGTACAATACAATCCCCAAAATATGGGTGACTTTCTTAGTAATATATGGATTAAATTGAAATTACCAAAAACAACTGATGAAAGTGAGTGGTATTGTTCTCAGATTGGTCGTCATATTATAAAAAAAATAACAATGTATGTTGACGAAGTAGTGATAGAAGAGATTGATGACGTGTGGTGTGTAATAAATGACGTGGTGTTTTCAGATGAAAGTGAACGAAGTGGTAATAATTTTCTTTTAAATCAAAATCAAAGTGAATATGATCCTAGTATACAAAGACTTAAACTAGCATCCAATTTCAGTGAGATGGATATAAAATATCCAATACCATTCTTTTTTTGTGGAAAACATAGTATTAGAGATTACAAAGAAAACGAATCAAAACGTGCATATTTCCCAGTTTGTGGCATTCATAAACAAAAAATACATTTTGAAATTACATTTCACGAACAAACATTTTTTACAAACATAACAGACACTATTGTTTTGGATAGTTTTGACATTATAACAGAAGAAATTAAAGTATCAGAAAGTGAACGTAATTTTATAACTTCAGAAAATTATATTATGACTGTACAAAAAACATTAAAACATCCCGAAGAAGTGAGTGACATAAACAACAATAAAATCTATATAAACTTAGTTCCGAGTATACCTGTGTCATCTTTTCATTGGGTATTACGAGATACAAAATTTGAAGATGAATTCGATGCAAATGGTTCTTATTCACCCTCCGAGGACATCGAGTTAGCATTTATGAATAGATTTAATTTTACTAGGAAATGGTATCGTGAATCTGTATATTATAGCTGGAATGGTTATCAAAGATATATAAGAGATGGAATGGATATATTACAAAAAGCTAAATTTTATTTAAATGGTCAACAATTACCCAGAATAATATCTAATGATAGTACATTTTTCAAAACCTATATACCGAATAGACATCTCATAAATTATAAATCACTTCTTTCGTGTATGTACATGTACTCATTTGGATTATACCCAAAGAGTTCGAATCCAACGGGCACGTTAGATTTTTCAGGGTTAAATTCAGAAAAGACAATACTGGAAATAGAAATAGCACCAGAACTAGCTGCTAACAGTCAATATAGAGTTTTATTATATTACAAGGGATACGAAACGTATATGATAAAAGATGGTTTTATTTCAAAACGATATTAAAAAAAACATAACATAAAAGTAGATGAGTGGGTTGATACATTTAAACTCATCGGGTCACATTAACAAATGGATTACAGGGAAACCGGATTTTTCATATTATCTGTCCATGTTTAAAAGATATACAGATTTTTCATTCGAGTTGATCGAAAGGCCATTTTCAGGTTTAAAATCTTTTGGTAGTATAATTACATGTGATATACCTACTGATGAAGGAGATTTAGTTACGAACATCACTCTTTCAGTGGAACTTACATCAGATTTATCAGAGACGGAACTACTAAATGTTTATACATTTAATGCAGGTGCGCGTCTCATTGAATATGCCGAATTGATTATAGGTGGTCAAATTATAGAAAAAATTACGGGTGATTATATACAAATACACCAGATATTATATAATTCACCTGTATCCACTACAAATACCGATTTATCAATTCTAACTGGACATAATAACTTACCAAGTTTTGGACTTTATAATACAAATGTTAAATTTTTGATTGATTTACCATTCTTTTTTTATAGAAATTCACAATTAAGTGTACCGATATGTGCATTAAACAAACATAATCTACAATTAAGAATTAAATTGGCAGAAAAAAAAGATATCTACTTGTCATACACGGAAGAGTTATCAGATCCCAAAAAAATTGAAAACATATCATTATTAGTAAGATATGGTTTTTTATCTAAACCAGAAATTGATTTTATGAGATCAACACAGTTAAACTATATTATAACACAGTTACAATATAGCAACATTATCATAAAACATAATGACGAAAATAAAACTAAGCGAATGTTATTAAATTTTAAACATCCGATCAAAGAGTTGTATTTTTTTAATAAGAGAAGACCCGAACCGGGTAAAGTTTTTAATAGCGCAGTTTTAGGTGACATTCCCATAAAACGCGCAACACTTAAAATCAATGGTGAAACCTTATTTGAAGAAGATGGATTATATCTAGAATATTTGCAACCATATTTTAATCACACAGGTTTAGCCAGATATGATGTATTCGTACCAAAACTATATATGTACTCATTCGCGTTAGATCCAGAAAACCCGGAACCCACGGGACAAATAAACATGAGTCGTATAATACATAAAGAACTTACAGTAGAGTTTGACATCACAAACACCAATCTATGGACATTGGAAGATGATTCTTCACTTGAAATATATGGTCTTAATTACAATATTGTAACATTTCAAAATGGATTATGTGGCTTAAAATATTCATAATATAAAGTATAAATGGCTGGTCGTTTACAACTGAACACAGTCGGTAATGACATCATATTTCCTTATGATGAACCACAATTTTCACATTTTTCACAAATATTTAATAAACATACCAATTTTGCTCGGAAGAATTTTCATATAAAATACGATAATATATTTAAATTTGGTGGTCTTACCACAATCAATGTACCACAAAATTCAGGTGATCTTTTAAATAAAGTTATACTCAAGGTTACTTTGCCACAAATTCCGAGTATACCAGGTGGTTACGACCCAGACGGTAATTACAGTCCAAATCATAATGAAAATAATGTGTACCAATTTCAACCAGTTAGGATTTGCTATCAGGAATCAGTTGGTCATGCTCTCATAGAGTACATCGATTTAAAAATAGGAAATCAAATAATTGAAAGAATAACGGGTGAAACGTTACAAATACATAGTGAAATATCCGACGATTCCGGTAAACAAATAATACACAATAAACTTATAAATAAATTTCCCGATCCATCACGACGTGATGCGTGCAGTTCAGTGCCAGTTGCATTGAATAGCAGCGACAGTGGTTACGGTATAGATGATAATGAACTTGCGGGTTTTACAGGGGATTTGGAAATGATGTTTAACATACCATTTTATTTTTCTAAAAATCCAAAATTATATTTACCTATCTGTTCTATATATAAACAAGAAATATCTTTTGATATTAAATTTAGAAATTTTGAAGATATTATTGTCGAATATATAAAACCAAATTTTTATAGCGCAACATGGGGTGTACCTTGGTTTACTTTTGGTGTTAATGAAGTTAACAATGATTTAAAAAAATATTTGAAAGATATTGAAATTAAAGATGGTGATTTTATTATTGAACAAACCTTTTTAGATAATATAGAAAAAATTAGGTTAAAAAATCGTAAAACTGATTATTTGATGACTGAAACACAATTACAATCATTTGACATGAATGAAGAAATGGGAAAAGTACCAGAAAAACAATTTAACCTAAGTTTTAAAAATCCAGTCATAGAATTATATTTTGTAATCCAAAGAAAAAATGGTATGGATATCGGTACAAATAATGCAACATTGTCTGGAACAAACCTTGTAATTAAAGGTTCTACATATGTTACACATTTTGATTATGACAATAGTTCAGATGAACATGTAGAACACCAAGATATTGGTGATTATGACTCAACATCTACAGAAAGACCTTTAGCACACAGTGGAACGTGGGATAATTTAGAATATTTAACACTTACCCTAGATGGTAATGATGTTATAACACGTGAAATTGGTGACTACTTAATGTTAGGAACATCCCAATTTAATCTACATCACAAACGAACGCCTCAAAGTAGAAGATTTTATATGTACAGTTTTGCTTTAAAACCTGATGAATGGGAACCATCTGGATACCTAAACTTTACTAACATAAAAAACCAAATTCTTAATATTCGTTTATTTTCATCAGAAATATTCATGTGTAAAGCTCGGATTCCGGGTACTGGTCATCCCGGGAATCCGGTAAACACTATATCTGTAACCCCTGATACATGGTATGTATTTCCCAGAAATATTCGCGTTTACGCGAAGAGTTATAATATTCTTCGAGTAAAAGATGGAGTTGCGACGAAAATATTTTAGATTCACATTCGATTAAATAATTTGGTCTTATTATCACTGATGTAATCAATGATGTTGTTCTTGATACACCATTTGATGAAATTCAACTGTGCCAAAGTTGTGTGAATTTCATGAGATGTTCCAGGAACTGTGTATGCAAACTTTTCAGAACGGCAAAAAGGGTCGAAAAGTTTTTTACTGTACCCGTCTAAACTTGATTTGTAGGCACAGTGAACTGTAAAAAGTTTTCCATCTTGAGTTTTAAAGGATGTGTGATTTTTTTTAGAATAGTTTGTGATGAACCATTCGAGGTTTCGTAGTGAAATACCACTCGACTTGTCAAGAATATTCATCAATTTAATTCTGTTTTCCTCTTCATTGTAAAAATTGTTTATGGATGTTAGTAGGATATCAGATTTGCTCATTACCAATCATAGTATTCAAATCTATAAGCTCCTTTGAAATCACACACCCCGGACAACCTTCGACGAAACCCTGTTCAGGTCCATGAGTGTGACTATGACTTCTGTGAATTGAAATATGTTTGAGCCTGTTTGCTTGAGTAAGGTGGTGTCTACAATAACCATCACGACCAGCTCTGAACGTACATCGTCGCCCATCATTTTTCTTTGTTCCCTTACAGATCGTTCCAGAAAAGGTCTTTGGTATGTCCTTCAATAGAAGATCCAATGCAATCCCATGTTTTTTTGATATGATTTCGACGTACTCGTTCATCATCGCTACGAGACGTTCATTCAATTCATCATCAAAAATCTCCATAATTTTTTCGTACATACTCATCACTTATTTATGTCACGCTCGTATTTTTTAAATATATCTTCAACGGATTCAGGTCGAGTTGCACCTTTAAGTCTTTCTCTAAGTTCTGCAACCTTACCAGTTGTGTCTAGCCCCATTTTTTTACACTCATCTATGAGTTGTTCTTTCTTCATCGTACTCAGAGCTGGTCCAGTCTTTTTCTTTTTAGGTTTATGTTGGTCAATAATTTCACCAAAAATTTCTCGTTTTGGATTTTCAAATAACGGTTCGAGAAGATCACAAACCGGATTTAGAAACTTATTCTCGAAATAATAAAGATAATCCACCGGAATGTTATGCTCTTCAACAAATTTCGGATCTTCAGACTTTTCAAAAGCTTTTGCTTTTGGATCATCCGTTTTTGTCAGTAAATATGGAACACGATCACCAGATTGAGGTTCAGAACCCGGTTTGCGTTCTCGCATTTTTACAACAACTTGGACGTGTGACTGATTGATATTCACACTTTCGGGGCTCGTGATGGAAACGGGTTCACCTTTAATTTTATAGGTATCAGAAAGTGATTGACTCAATATAAGCTTTTCATTAGGAACATCACCAGAAAGAAGTTCAATCGCTCTCTCTTTTGCCAATTCTTTAGGAGGACCCGTATCTGGTGCATCGAGAACAACATCTAAAAGTTCTTTACACACTTCTCTCACATGTGGTGTATTGTCTCTACGAACAACCTGGAGTCCCTTGATGTCTATGTAGTCCATGTGCATCTGGTCATCTTTTCCCTTCGTCCACAACTTAGCGGCATATCGTTTTTTGGAATACAAAAAATATGGCCAGTAAACCTTCTCGAGTTCCAAATTGTTTGGTTTTTTGAAAAGTGCACTACATTCCTCGGCCGCTCGCTCACCCACTTCCCAGCTATACTTGACAGCTTCTTCACCCGTTCGTCCCCCAACATCAAACTCAACCATCACTGAATCCGTGTCGCCATACCTTACCTTCGAACCTGGAAAATTCGCCTCTACATAATTCTTTGTCTCTTCGATCATTCCACGACCCCTACATGTCGTCGTAGAGGCGATGGGTACGCACGGAAGAATACCCTTTCCAGCGCCTGTGAATCCATACACTGAGTTCATCGAAACTTTGTACGCCAACTGCTTACCGTTGTAGACCTCTTTCATCGATCCCGTCGCAGCGGCCATATCCTTTTTAGCCTTTTTACGAAATTGTTTGAGCTCTAGAAGAATGGCAGGTAAAAGACTGGGTACACCTTGTGCAAATTTATATATCTTATCACCAATTTTAAACGATTCATAGGTTATACCGGGAACGTTACCATAGCGATACTCGTCCATAACGAGTGTAGAGTAGCACAGATTATGTGCCATCATGATTGATGGATACAGTGCTTCGAAATCTAGGGCTGTAATCGGTGTGTAATATGCACCTTTGTGAGCTTCGAGAACCGTCGCACCTTCGTAAGGTTCTTCAGGTAGAGATCCATATTTGATAGTCGGTACCATATAGCCCAACTCCCTCGCCTTCTTTGTAAGCTGACTAAACACCTTAATCTGCTGACCACGCTCGACTAGGAAACACAAAGGAACCCAAGTTGCTTTAGCCATCTCGAGGAGATTGAGAAGAGTACACAATTTTTTCAAAAGTTTATGAGGAAGAAGGGTATCCTTAATACAATATTCCGCAACTTCACCCAATTTTTTGGAGTCACCCTCTTTGTACCGAGCAAACATCTCTTTTGCAGGCATGTCAATTTTTTGATCCCCCAAATACAACTTTGAAACTTCGTTGAGCTTGTACGAGTCCAACTTGTATCCCTTTTTCACTTCATGAAACATATCAAAAATGAAACGCCCAGTCATAGGAAGAAGTTTTAGAAAGTTGTCACCAAGAGCACTTGAACTCAGTTTTTTCAATAAAAGTTCACTCGGTGGATCATGAAGTTTCCCAAGATTGAAAAATTCTTCATGACACCCAGTCAAAAGAGCCCTCTTAAAAATATACTCAAGATCAAAACCGAAAATGTTCCACCCCGTAATGATGTCAACATCTTTCTCGTGAATATATTTTTGAAATGCCTCGAGCATTTCTCTTTCGGTCTCGAAACTTACCACGTCAGGACCATCCGTTTTTTTGTAACAAAGACATGTCTTCTCATATGGTTCGTCATTCCCAAATTTACAAAGTGATAGAGCAATCTGAAAACATGCATCACCTGGAACATCGGCATCCGGAAACTTACCAGTCGAACTATTACACTCGATATCAATAGAAGCTACGACAAATGGAGCAATATCATCCCTAGACACAGGTTTCAGTGTCTTCCAGTCGTTACACCACAAATCGATGTCAACCTTTGCGAGATGAGAACGGACGCATTCACTTCCAGTATCAAGCCACCCAGTTGACTGAATACCTGTACGATGCATTAACCTCAGGACGGGGTCGAGATTCGCTTCATATACATGATACTTTTGGAAATCTCTATTGTACCCAAAGATAGAATTCACCTTTCTGCGATCAGCAAGGTTTTTGAAATTAAGACGCATGAAGGCAAACATCTCATTATTTTGAAAACCCCAAACATCCTTCTTCCTTGTAATACTATAACTCGTCACATGATCTGGACGAAGCTTATTCAAGTCGTTATAAAGTATACGAACATCCTGATCAGTGGTACCCCTCGGCAACTTTACAAAAAAATAAGGTTCAAAAACTGTCGTGACACACACAGACTTACCGTCTTCCGTTTTTCCTAGTATACTAATCAAATGTTCGTCATCCTCATCTCGAGCTTCCCAAGTCAAAGCTTGGAACACCACCATATGTTTATATTGAGCGAAAATTTTAATATCATTTATTAATAAATGTCTGCTGCTTTAATTGAGCTCGTGTCGGTGGGTGCCCAGGATGTGTACATCACGGGTGACCCCCAGGTCAGCTTCTTTCGTCAGAACTATAAGCGCTACACCAACTTCGCCATGAAGCCTGAGCGCATGGATTACATCGGCACTTTTGGTGCTTCTAACGAGGTTACAATTCCCATCCGCTCCAAGGGTGACCTCATGAGCTATATCTGGATCGAGGCTGATGGTATCGCCGGGGTTCAGCAAAACTCTACTGGCTTTTTCTCCAACGCCGCTGCCAACACCACCGAATTCGCTCTCTGGATTGGTGGTCAGAAGGTGTCCGAACTCGATTCCCTCTATATTCAAGGTGTTCACAACCCACTCATGCGCGATTCGGCGGCTAAGGCTTCTTTCGCGGTGACTACTAACACCCGCAAGGAAAACAACACTGGCAACCATTACATGATTCCCTTCTTTTTTGGTGAGGACTGGACTAAGGCTCTTCCTCTCGTAGCACTCCAGTATCACGATGTTGAGATTCGTGTCAAGTGCAGGGATAACTTCACCCCTGGGAGCACTCCCAAGGTCTATGGTAACTACATCTACCTTGACACTGATGAACGTAAGTACTTCACCGACACTGAACATGAACTTCTCATCACCCAAACTCAGTATCAACTCACATCGAACACCGACACCGACATTGATCTAAGCTATTTCAACCACCCCGTGAAATCGATCCACGTGGTTTCCGGTGAGTCCTCCGGTAGCAACTGGGCCGATGAGTACAACTTCAGCACTTCCTCTCTCTACATTAACGGTACTCCACTCTTTGAGAACACCTCGAACGTGTACCACCACGATGTTGTTCCCGAAATGCACTGCACAGATCTCCCCGATAGTATCATCAATGATCTTCCCACATACTCGTGGCCTTTCTGTCTCACCATGAGCAAGATGCAGCCTACAGGCTCTCTCAACTTCTCTCGCATCGATAACGCGAAGCTTGTACTCAACAGTCCCACTGGTGGTAACAGTCTTCATCGTGTCTACGCGGTCAACTATAACATTCTTCGTATCAAGAATGGTATGGCTGGTGTCGCATTCGGTAATTAATTCCAGTTATCGATTAAATTTCTAGTTTTTTCATACATTCGCTTTCCATGAAACGTCTTGTTCTTTAGTTCATCCCAAATTGTAAGTCGGTACTCAAGAAATTTCTTGAACTTTTCCGAGTTACAATTAGACTTATATCTCACCTTTTCACCCTTAAGTGCTTCGTTTGTTACAGCAATACGGACATCCATTGAACGCTTAGCAAGCTCATCAGGAGAGAGACGAGTGGACACATCTTCTTTTTTTCCAAGTGCCATATATACTATGGATGGTCCTATCCTTTATTATTGTAAAGCATGTCACAGAACATACGATGGTTGTGCACAGTGCTGCTTCGAAATGGAACATGTCGAAGTTAAACGCGAAACATAATCAAATATGTTTTCCCAGATATAAACATTATGCACGTCGTTCTTAAACCCAGTCCATCAGTAACACACAAATATCGTGTTATTCTTCCCAGTAGAAGAGCGGTTGATTTCGGACAAAAAGGGTTTCATGATTACACAGATCATGGAAATCCCCGTCTTATGAGAGCGCATCTTATTAGGAAGGGTGCTATCATTCCTAAGAAGTTACGTATCGAAACAAATCAGTATGAAATACATAGAGGTATGCTCATGGTCGATGAAAGTGAACAAGAAGATTGGGAAGACTTCTTCAGGGCTGAATATTGGGAACGATGGATGCTTTGGTCGTACCCCGATATCAACAAAGCCAAATTATTCATGACTATGCAAAAGGGTATGTTATTCATGCCCCAACCCGAAGATTTATGGTTTCCTAAATCCCTGTAGAACCAAATCCATCAGAACCCCTCTCAGTATCTTCAACGATATTAATTTCCTCGATGGGTGGGGTCTCGCAACGCTCTAGAACGAGCTGAGCGATGCGGTCTCCCTTTTTCACCTCAAAGTCTTTGTCTCCATGATTGAAGAGAACGACTTTGACTTCTCCAGTATAATCAGGATCGATGACTCCCGCTCCAACCTGAATACAATGCTTTACGGCTAGACCCGAACGAGGTGCCACACGTCCATAGCATCCAGGAGGTAAAGTAATAGCTAGTCCAGTCGCAACAAGAGCGTTACCTGCCTGACATGGTACAATAGTATCAGCAACGCTGTATAGATCGTATCCAACAGAACGATCAGAACCGCGAGTTGGAATAGTAGCATCAAAACACAACTTCTTGATCCCGAGGGACATATACATCTTATTAGCATGTTGTCCTTAAGTTATATGACGAACCACGAGGCGATTCACCCCGCCTGTTTTTCTCTTTATATACCAATTGTAAACAGCAAAATGGTACAGTATATACAATAACACATATACCCAAAATGACCATCATCCAGATCATCGTTTATATAAACACATGTTTTAAATGCACTCAAAGGGATTTGAACCCTTGACCTTAAGCTTACTAAACTTACGCTCTACCCCTGAGCTATGAGTGCTAAATGCTGAGAACGGGGTTCGAACCCGTGAGGCTTGCGCCAGACGTTCTTAAGACGTCCCCCTTAGACCACTCGGGCATCTCAGCAAAAAATACCTGGCTCCCATTCTATTCATGTATGAATATAAATCTTTAAGCGTAATTCTCATTTGGAAGAACAGAAATACACGTTTCTTTTATACCATCGACATATGGTTCTATGTTATTGACACTTCCCCAATTACTCAACGTGAGTTCGCGCGCACGATCTCTACAGATATCTCGTTTTAAAATTCCATATGACGTATTCGCAGCATAAGCACAAACTCTCTTTGAACCATTTTCCCGCGCTTCCTCTTGGGTATCTCCACCTACACTTAAATTCGGTATCGAATACTCATACTCTTTACCATATTTATCATCACACACCGACATATCAATTACTTGAAGATCTTGCCTTTTTTTCACTTGTCCCGGAGTGAGTGGTTCCCAAATCCCCTTTGAACCAAATAGATTTACATCGACCAATAATTTAAATTTTGGCTCGGTGTTGTAAAGTAATAATGCCCCAACTGAAGAGGAAAAACAACACAACAATAATATGAATAGAAACATTATATATATTAAAAATATTTAATTATCATATTTTCACACATTTGGGAGGTGGTTCAAATGCAATCTTCTCACCAAGTTCCTTACGTTGTTCTATTTTTTTCACGTCTGCACCTTGGCACTCATGTTTAGTCATGTTGATACAACTTGGACAAAAACTACCTGGACAATACTTACAATCAATAGGAACTCCACACTTCTTTTTGCAACGTTGACAAGGCATCTTAATATTACTCAGATAAAGATTTTAAATATATTTAATGAAGTATGTCCCTCACTTACGCGTCTATCAAACCAGTTCCAGAATATAAGCGTCTCAAGAGCACACTGAAACGGTCTACCGCCGCATATGGCACAGCTCTAGCCGCAACTCATTTTATCACACAAGGTGCTGAACAGGGTGTATCAGCCACACTTGGAGCTGCAGCTTCATATGCGTACATCTCACTACTTTCGGATCGTGTGGACAATCTCGAAAAGTCGTCATTTCAAAAAGAATTTATCGCTCCTTTGAGTACCGCAGCCTTTGAGGTATCGTGGAATAATGCACCTTTCGCATTTGACTTTGACTATGGCGCTACATTTGTAGGATTTCTCGCATACAAGTTTGCAATTTCGACGGTTTTATATGAAATCGTTAGAGATATGATGATTGCCGATAGTGAGGCAGTGTATGATACAACAGAGAAAGAGTATAATGAGATTAAAGACTAGTACAGACTTTTATATATGCTTTGTTGTTTTAGCAAACGTATTTTGTCTCAGACAGATGATTCTATACCAGTTTTCAGTTTAAATAAATTCAAGGGGTACGCGAGGATTACGAGTGTATATGATGGAGACACGTTTAACGCAGCTATCATAATCCATGGACGTGTCTTGAAATTTAAATTTCGTACGCTTGGTTACGATTCACCCGAGATTAAACCTAGTTTGAGCATGGTCAACCGCCAGTCGCACATAGAGATGGCCAAATGTGCACGAGAATTGTTTAAGAAGGAGTGTGATTTCGATGATCGTAGACCTCATGAAATTTGGAATCCATTCATTTGTAAAAACAAAGTAAATGGTCTCGTATGGATCGAATGTGAAAAAATGGATAAATATGGACGACCACTTGTTACAGTTTATAGAAATAGGGGAGATTCTGTTTCTGTAAACGATAAAATGATTTATTCTGGAATTGTCAACGTGTACGACGGAAAAACGAAACAATCTTTTGATACTATTTAACGAAGACGACGAAGCTCGCGAGCAATACGCAACACCGCACGGGGAGAAGCTTGGTTGACGGCCGCCAACGCTTTGTTCTGCTCGTAAGACACACGGTTTTGTATCGCCGCTTTGGCGTTCCTCCTAGCACGCTGAACAGCGGTTGGACTGGGGATCCTGGTAGTCATCTTCTTCATGAAGTTGGCGGCAACCCTCCTGTCAAGAGCCTTCTTTTCCGCGCGCTTCTTGGCGACAGCCACCTTCTTAGCCGCCTCGGGGAAAGCGTTGTTCATGCTGTTTTTCGCCTTTGCCTTGATAGAACCACATAGTTGTTGGACTGTCTTCTTCTCTGTATTGATGCCATACTTCTTGGCAACCTTCACCACCTCATCCTTCTTGTAGAGACGGCACTTCTTGCGCCCGATTTTGAGATCACCTGCCTTGTCTACGGAAACGAGTACTGGAGTCATTGTTTGATATATATTGAGAAAATTTTCGATATTTATTAAAAGGGAAATGGTCATCAAGTATGGTGTCCTCTTCTATTTATATCTACTCTCACGTCTAGGGAAAAAACCCAAAAAGAAGATCAAAAGGAAGGCGACTTGGATTTAATCTCACCAGTCTGGAGAAACTCATCAATCTTCTTAGCGATACCCTTACCGATACCTTCAATTTTGTGAGGTCCCTTAGCGAGTTCTTCGCCACTGGTCACTTCGAAATCGAGTTCACCGATAATTTCCGCAGCTCGCTTGTATGCACGGATCTTATGCGGGTCGCTCTCTTGAGACGCACACGTATTAAGTGCCCAAGCAATTTCTTCATTGGTAGATGCAGATTTGAGATTCTCAAGCTTCTTGACCTTGCCAGTCTCGAGGAACTCATCGATGATTTTGGCGATACTCTTACCAATCCCAGGGACTTTCTTAGGTCCCTTTGAAAGTTCCTTACCATTTGTCACTTTGAAAGGAAGTCTGGAGATGTTATAAGCTGCATCATCATACACTTTTGCCTTGTGCTCATCGTTCTCGTAGTAAGAGAGGCTGTCAAAGATGTCCGCGAGTTCGTTGTTGTACGAGATGAAAAAATCATCTTCGGACTCGTAGTCGTTAGAGGCGACAGACTCCTCGTAGTCGGAATCTTGCTCCTCGAGATACTCATCAATTTTATTGGCGATGCCCTTGCCAATACCATTGATATGAAGAACACTCTCACCACTCTCCACTTCATAGTCGAGAGAAGAGATGACATTAGCAGCCGCTTGGTAAGCACCCGCCTTGTAGAAGTCGGAAGTCATCTCACCAAGCTCCAAGAGACGATCGACAATACCTTGGTTCACACATTTCTTCGTGACACGGGTAGTTGTATTGTACAGAGAGTTGAGCTTGTTGAGTGCGGCGACCTTCTCTTCATTCGCCTCGTTGAGAAGCTTCTTGAGCTGCTCGATCTTGGTGCGAGACTCTTCGTTGAGCTTCTCGAGCTCGAGGATGTAACTGGTGATGGAAGTAACGTTCATGTTGGTAGTAGTTTTGATGAAAACTTGGAGAGGTGGGGCTCACTTAGGTTAAAGAATGTGAAATAATTATTTCTATGCAATTAATTCGTACATTTGGTCTCATACCCTATCTATTTCATTTTTTACACACGGGTTCGATTGTATCTTTCGTTGTATTCAATAATGGAATTTTATTTCATGCACTACTCCCGAATAATTCTGTCATGAAATGGTTTGATATACTTTGTAATTCGATCTTAGTATTGTACGTAAATATTTGTGTCATGAATATATTCGTATTCACTTTGACAATTGCGGCATGTTTGTGTTTTCTTTGGAACTCGAGAAATGTCACACATGAACCAACTAAAGCCATTATACACGTGACGGGAGTTCAATGGGGTTTATTTAACGCTTTGAAACTCTCTGGATACTAGTATAGACATTCAAGAGTCCGATTCGATGGGTTGTACTACTTCTATGTTCGCTGGATCCGCACGTTTCACCGCTGGTAAATCAATCACAACATTTGGTTTGGGTTTGCCCGTCATTTTGTAAAGAACCATTACAAGCAAAAGATATAGTCCAACTGGCATATCTGTACCCGGATTAACATTTTCCCAAGAATCATCACCCGAAAAATGTTTCATTAATTTGTTATCGTCGGATAACCTGTATCTTTCGGTAAGATCCCTTTCGGCTAAAAGATTGTCAAGTAATGGAAGTTTTCCATCATAAAAATCGTCTACAAACTGCTGGATTAACTTGTTACCGTCCTTGTCTGTTATGTCTGTAACCCGTCCATCTGTAACTTTCTCATAGTATAGACAGTCAAAAGTCCCGTCCGGACATGTTCTTAGAACCTCATCGAATATGTCCGGACCACCAACGTTGGGGTCTGCTGTTGAGTTTGGATTATAAGCATATACATTATACTCTGATTTATCATATGGAACATAGCTGTTAGGCATCATGATATAACCCTCACGACCACTAGTCTGTTTATTTCCACAAACTACGACAGTTTCAGGTTTTTGCTCCACCGGTTTCTCCTGTAGTTTTGTAAAATAATAATACGCGAGTGCGGCTAAGAGTATCAATAATATGACCACCATCCTATAACTATTCATAGTTTATATTATGTTGATAAAAAAATCAACTGCTCCTAAATCTATATTTAATGCATTGAAACTCTCTGGATACTAATATAGAGAGGTAAATGTATATGAAAAATAGATGAGTGCAGTACTCGTTCATGATGTGGTCACTTTGGGATTTCTTCTTCCATTTGCGTGTATGTGCCTCGCGGAGGTTGCGTTCAATTATACCGTTTATCCCCTATTTATTACACATGCTCTTATTTTTCACATGGCTTTCGATCTCGCGTGGATGTATATTCAACCCACAATAATTCCAAATCTTCGAGGATTTATCGCCGCACATCACTTTGCCGCACTCAGTCTTCTTCTACACCCTCTAGTTAGACCAGAAGAATCACAACTCGTAGCTTATGCAGGTCTCATCGAATTTGATACATCCCTCCTCCTTCTCCGTCGCCTGTTTAAGAGGTCTAAAATGTTCAACAGAATGTATCTCATTTCGAATGTCGTATTGAGAGTGTGGTACGAAACCTTGTTGACGATTCTATTTTGGAATTATTTCAAATACGAAAAGTTTTGGTTACGACTTCACATCATGAGTGGTCAGATATTTATTAATCTATTCAGCTATGGTATCTGCGTAATGACGTATACAAAACAAATGCGAATTAAAGATAAGAAAAGCTCTTAATCAAAATGATTGGTCTCAAACCTGTCATCGTACGACCCAATGTTCGCGTTAGCGCCAAAAAGAATGATTTCGTTACACCCACCGAAGCACCAGGTGAGGGCAAACGCAGGTTTCCTTCGATGGATGAACCCGAGAAGAAACCTCACCCTATCAAGAAATTTATAATGGACGTTTTCAAGATCAAGGAGATTGATCATGAAAAGTTCCGTAAAGAAAGTATGTGGGCAATTAAAATTAAGAAGAAAAAACCTCGAGATTGAAGTTCTTATCAATTTTACCTAAACGAATCTTACCCTCACCAATGAGGCGTTTAATCTTAACACCCAATTCATGGTGATCCACAGCCTCTGGCATGTTGGGCAAGTCCGGCATGAATGCCATCAACGTAACCATCTTCTGATTCATGGTCAGGTCTCTGTTTTGGAACAGCTGCTTGATGTGCGGAGGAAAGTTGTCTACGTTCATTACATTCTATGGGGACTTTTTCTTTAATGGGTTCTTTTTAGGTTTAGGTTTTTTACGATCTTTCACGTGTTTTGCGAGGCCGACGACGGCAGCACTTTGGGCGACTGTAGAAATGAGAGCTCCTGTGCATATGGGACACGGCATAATATACACCTAAGTGAGACAAAAATAAGTAAAATATAAGCACACAAAATGACTACCATCAAAGCTGACCCTGGTTACTACGTCTTCTCCCTCAAAGAGATCGAAGACGAACGAATCATCCTCGCCAAGCACCCCGTGATCGCTTTCGAAGTTGTTCCGTACCGTGCGTCTGGACGATACGAAACCCGTCCCATCACAGCCGCCGATCACTCTGGATATGACAATCATTTCGACCATGACCACAAGCAGACCCTCATGACCCCCGATAAGTTGGTGTATGAAGATGATTATCCACCTTGTACCCTAGAGTGCTATATCGACCGTCTCAAAGAACTTTTTGGGAACAAGCTTGAGTTTCATGTGAGCGTAGATAACTTAAAAAAATAGATTGTAATGATAACATGACATATAAATTCATAGAAGTATGTGCCGGAGCTGGTGGAATGTCGCTCGGATTCATGAATTCTGGTATGAATCCCGTGAAGTTGATCGATAATGATAAGGATTCTTGTAAAACACTAAAGACAAACCATCCCGGTGTAGATGTTCAATGCGTTGATATGAAAACAATCGACTTGAGTGAGTATAAAGATACAATTGATGTATTATGTGGTGGAATTCCATGTCAATCGTGGTCACAGGCTGGAAACCGAGGAGGTGTCGGTGATTCGAGGGGACATCTAGTGTATACATTCAGAGACCTAGTGAATACTATACAGCCTAAGGTTTTTGTAATTGAAAATGTGAAAGGTATGACGACATTAAATGGTGGTCAGGCTTTTAGAGAAATTCTTGATGTACTAAAATGTGACGACACATACACGGTCGATTATCAAATTCTAAACGCGAATGATTACGGTGTCGCACAAAAACGCGAACGTCTGATTATAATCGGCGTCCGAAAAGATTTAAACATGGAGTATACCTTCCCAACGAAGTTGGAGTATAAACCCGTTCTACGGGATATTCTCAAAGACGTACCAGAAAGTGTCGGTGCAGAATATTCCGATAAGAAGAAGGCGATTTTCAAATTAGTACCCGAAGGGGGTTGTTGGGTAGATTTACCAGAAGAAATACAGCGAGAATACATGGGTAAAAGTTTTTCTTCCGGTGGTGGAAAAAGAGGAATAGCTAAACGTCTCTCAATGTCCAAACCGTCACTGACACTGTTATGTTCTCCACAACAAAAGCAGACTGAAAGGTGCCACCCAACAGAATTGAGACCCTTAAACGTCAGGGAGTACGCCAGAATTCAGAGCTTCCCGGATGACTTTGTTTTCGAAGGCTCTATAAACTCACAATACAAACAAATTGGAAACGCAGTACCCGTCGAAATGGCTTATCATATAGGTAAAAATATCGTAGAAATGTTGAAAAAAAAGCCCTAAGTGATAGAGTGTCATTCAAGAAGTTAAAATGACTGACTACACACCAGATGGAAGTACTATAATGAAAATCATTCGTAGATGGTCGAAAAAACCTATTGTGAAAGAGAAGGAGCGCCATGAATGTTATGACCGTTTCATGAAACTTCTCTATGGACATTACGACGACTACGAAGAGTGGCTTACTGACCCAAGAATGCAAAAACAAATGCAGATGAACATTGGATACTTCATTCAGGATTTAGTTGGTAATTTGAATGGACACAGCAACTTTAATGAAGGTGATGCGACGGGTCTTGATGGTTCAAATGAGTTGAATAGTAAGTTTATCCTTTATGAAATCAAGATTGATGACCACACAACGAATAGCAGTAGCTTACAAGAGTGTATCAACAAGTTGGAAAAAAATGCACGGTTACTTAATGCTAAACCCCTGCTCATTCAATTTTTCAGAACGAAGAAGGTTTCGGCATATGGTAAGTACTCCGAGTTTCTCATTGATGGCAATGACTATCTCAACAGATATGTGTCTAAAGATATTGGTGGGATAGAAGGTCTTATTTCAACCATGGAAACAAAAATTGCTGTTCACAAACTTGTATCAGATGCCATCGATAGGATCTGTAACTCATAGCCTAGTTCCTCCACCACTGGGTCGTTTCGATAGTCTTCCTTGTAATACACCTTTTTGATTCCACTACTCGCTAGAGCCTTATAGCAATTGAGACACGGATAATGTGTCACGTACGCCACACAATCATCAATGGAGGCACCCCTCTTCGCCGCATCTGTGATTGCGTTAATCTCTGCATGAATCGTAGCTTGTTCGTGACCATCCCTGACGATGGACTTGTGTTCGCACCCACCCAGAAATCCATTGTAGCCCATACTGATGAGCCGGTTGTTCTTGACAAGAACACAACCAACCTTGAGTCGCTCACATGGAGACCGAACAGAGGCGAGTTGGGCAGTCTGCATGAAGTAGTCGGTCCATGAGATTCGATCGGTCATATTTAAAGAAAAGAAGGAATTCTTTATATATGCAATTTACAGAAGATAAATGGCTTAATAAAGAGACAACTGAAAAATGGCGAGTACAAAAACATAAAGAGCTTGTTGAATCTATAGACACTGAGTTATGTCCATTGATGTTAAAGGGTGCATACCCAGAATTATATAAACAGGTTTGTAGTATGATTAAGCGTCATCCAGATTATAACACTGAACGTTTTAGTAACTTGATTAACATTCAAGTTGGATTAAATATAACAAACCATCTTGAATTTCGTGTAGTGAATACTGATGGTATACGAACATTTTCTTTAAAAACTTGTTGCAAAAAAACAATAGTTACACCCGAGAAGTCAGAAAAAGATAAACTACATAATGCTATGCGTACCGCAATTTATCCCCAAATACAAAAGTTCAAAAATAATGAACCATCAATATGTGAAAGATGTAGTCAACTGTTTCATGATCTGCAGGTTGACCATAAAAAGCCTTTCACGTTTAAAAATCTTAAAAACGCATTTTTAAAACACGAGTGGAAAGGTAGTATACCTACGAAATTTACAAAATCTGGAGAGTTGAATAACGACATTTCACAGTTTGATGCATTTTTAGAAGAAGATAAAGACTTTGAAGATGCATGGTATAAATTTCATGAAGATAATGCGGTTTTACGTTTATTATGTGTACCATGTCATAAAGAAGTTGCTAAGAAGAATGTCAACTGAATCAGTTTTTAGAATTTCTTAATATGATATAAAGGTGTACGTGGTATACAATTCAAATGGAAGAATCGTATGGTCACATCTACGCAATTTCAAACACCAACGAGAGTGGTCGTTTGAAGATAGGTAAAACGACCAAATCTAATCCTCTAGAACGAGTACGTCAATTTAAAACAGGTGTATCTGTCCCATGGAAAGTTGAAATGCTCATTAGGGTTCCCAGTAGTAAGATCGACAATATCGATAATGAGATTAAAAAAATGCTTGAACCATACAACGTCAAGAAGGGCGGTGGTACCGAATTTTTCAACCTGACGCCTGAAGGTCTATCAGTTTTTAAAACCATGTTTCTCTTCCAATATACAGATTGTACAGAAGTTGACCAGACCGAGATATCTGAAATGGAGAACAAACTAAACACTACACGGTGTAAACCAAAAAAACGTGGTAACAATGACGATCTTCCTCGAAGGTATTTGAATACTTATAAACGTTCCCTTGAAAATAGGTGTATTTATTTTATAAAAAAATTAAATATCCCACCGTTCGCTGGAAGAAATGACATATTAAAAACTACCCCACTAGACATAAATGATGCGAATTCCGTAAAGATTTGGCTGAATGAACTGCAATACATTACTGAACATTACAAGAATAAGTATGTTAATGGTAATGATAACAAAATTCCTGATGTCACAGACGGTGGCGGGAATCTTAAAGCATTTCTAAGGAGATATATTTAATGTAAATCCTTATCCGCCGTGTAATACGTCTTCCCCTTAGTTACAAAACTATGCACTCTCGCGTACCCCCACGCTTGTGGAGAAGCTCCCGGACGATGCCCGGTTCTCCACGCAGCGAGTCCCCTATTGTAGACCGTCTTGAGGGTCTTCAAAGGCACGCCAGTAGCCTTAGCAATTTCAGGGAGAGATTTGACCCCTGGGTACATCTTTCTAAACTTTTGCGTGTAGGAAGAAGTCTTTGTTTTCTGTCCCTTGTCCGTCTCGAAAAATTTATAATTTTTCCGGAGCATCTTCTTGTAGCGAGTCTCGACCTGACCCAAGGTGGTGAGTCCCCTGAAATATTTGAGGGGTGCGTAGATCTTACCTTCAGATTTACGCAGCTCCCCAACCTTCTTAGTAATCTGAGCATCGCTCAGAGGCATCTTACTTTTCCCTGAGAAATTAGTCCTCGTCATCCTGTATTACACAATTACCAGAAACGAGTGTGTAATCAATTTCACAATCGTCTAAAATACATTCACCTTGTACATTTGTTCTATAAAAACCATTGGGGTCCTTTTCCCCTTCTGGTTCACATATTTGACCACTCAGATCTTCTATACAAGCATCCTTTTCTTCAGATAAAACATGACCAGTTTTACAGGTATCAATAATACATTTACCTAACACATTCGTCGTGTAATTTGCTTGTACATCAACATTCGCGTCAGGTTGGCAAGGTTCTCCACTTAAATCGAGTGTACACTTGTCTTCGTACAATGTGTATCCGGGGTAACATTCTACAAAAGTACATTTAAGGTCTTTATTATACTGATATAAAGCCTTTTTGTCACTACCTTTACACATATCATCTTCTCTTTTTACATAAAAAAGTTGATAAGATGTTAAACCTATAAGAGATGATGAACAAAAACACATCATGAGTGCAAATATAATAAAAAAGGGATCTTCTGAACCCATTATCTACTTTACATTGAGATATTTTGCAGCCACTTTAATATTTGGAAACAGACGATCCCCCAATTTCACGCGGCCTGTGTTTGGATTGTAGTACCCCTTGTATCCATTGAAGACAGCCTTGTGTGATTCACCCATATAAAAAATAAGAGATATTTTAAATCAGGATGGGTCTCTCAATTATCATGGGAAATATGTTTTCGGGTAAAACATCGGAACTTATCCGGAGACTAAAACGATTGAAGGTTATCAATAAGCAAATTATCGTAGTGAATTCTGCGAAAGATACACGATCTCCGGAAGAAGTTTTGAAAACACATGATAATGTAAAATTTAAATGTTTCAAGGTGTACGATCTTTACGATCTCATGGACAAGAATGCGTTTGAAGATGCCGAGATTATCGCCATCGATGAAGCACAATTTTATCCAAACCTCAAAAAGTTTGTAGAATCTTGTCTAGACATGGGAAAGGATGTCATCTTGGCAGGTTTAGATGGTGACGCATTTCAGAGAAAATGGGGGGAACTCTTAGATTGTATTCCAATGGCCACGGAAGTTACAAAGCTATCGGCTTTGTGCATGCGTTGTGGTAACGGAAATTTGGGACCATTCACTAAGCGTACAGTAGAAAATACAGAACTCGAACTTATTGGTGGGAGTGATATGTATGAGGCGGTGTGTCAGAAACATCTGTGAACATCTAAAATCAAAACAACTCTACGCCCCGTACCAGTTTTCATAACTTCGTGGTATCTCGCGTGATCAAATAGAAAATCTTCCCCTTCGCGATGTTCGTGTGTTCCTCTCTCAGTATATAAGGTACAATCTCCTCCACCTTCTATAGTGAGATGATATCTGAGCAATAAATTTGTTTCGGCACGATGTGGTGGAATGACCATTGGCTCATCCATCACCGCAAATAATGCAGTTTCTTGGTGAATAGATGGTATTTGACCAATTAAACTCTTAAGAAGTGGGAAATCTTCAGCTTTATAAAAATAATACGCGTCATTTTTATCAAACCACGGGTCGGCTTCGTGGAAGAGGTGTTTTTTGGCCGTCTTTGAAACTTCGTTGAATTCTTGACGAATCTTTTCAAAGTGTGCTTTTACGAGCCAGAGACCTGGGTGGTCATTCACTCGATACTGGGATGACCAATTGATAAGGTCGATAAGTGTGTTTCGCATACCAATCAGAGGACGTTTCGGGTTTGCAAAATACAGACGATCCACTGGTGCCTTCAGGTAGTCATGAAGTACCAAGACCATCGGTATCAATAGAAACGACCACATTATTTTCTCGGTAGATAATAAAAATGCCAGGTTACGGCAAGCGAATGGAAAAGTATGCCCCCGAGCCCACTGAAGAGGTTGAGACTCTCGAGAAGCGTTTCGTCATGCCCAAAGTGACCATCGTTCAGATTGTTCTCATCGCCATATTCATCGCCTACGCCTTCATGGCTCGTAAGATGAATGGTGCTGTCACGTTTACGATTGCCCTCGCCATCACTCTCCTTCACATGTATGATCACCTTTACCGTGTACAGCGTGGTGAGGAGCGCTTCTTCCTCTTTCCCAAAAAGGAGAAGTACGGCTGCATGGCGTGCAAAAATTAAATGCTCGTAAAATATAAGTATGCGCGTCAAGATTGTGAAGAGCCCTGATCGTAAAAAGAAATTCAGGGCAATTTTAGAAGACGGCAGGACTGTTGACTTTGGTGCAAGTGGATATTCAGACTACACCAAACACAAGAATCCTTCACGTATGCGTTCGTATGTACTCAGGCACGGTGGTCGAGTACCGAAACGAATAATAGCGGAGAGAGATCCAGAGCGAATTCATAAAATGATGCTCGATGTGACATCGAGTGATAAAGAGGATTGGAAGAAGAGTGGTATCGACGGGGCTGGTTTTTGGTCCCGTTGGTACCTCTGGGGTCATCCAACTTTTGAAGGTGCAAAGAAAATTATATCTAAAAAGTTCGGTTTAAGTTTCGTTTAAGTTCCTCGAGTTTTTCAAAGAAACGTATCATAGTTCCAAGGCGTTCGTAAAGTTCCTCACCGAGATAGTACTCTACGAATTCCTCAGCTGTTGAGAAGAAAATCAAATCTCTGTCATATTCTCGCACTGCTTTGACGTAGCATTTTAAAACGGAATATGCTTCATCAACATTATCACCGTCCCATTCCAGGAGAATCTTTTTGACATCATCAAGTTGTAGTTCTTCCACTGTTTCGTATGTGACACACTCTTTAGAGATATTCATCAGTTTTTCCGCAGTGTCATCTCCTATGTAGGATTTAACAATATCATCTGCTGAACGATATCCTGAAATAGTCCACACCATCTGATCGTCTTTGATATTCATCTCGTCTAGTGCTCTCGTAAAATCTTTCATTATAGAGACCGCATTTTTTACATTTACACCACTCATTACCCAATCATCCGACAAATTCTTCAGTTCTTTGAGTCTGGACTTTTTCACAAAGTAAGGACCAGTCTTTGGGAAAAAGCTGAGGATGAATGATATCATCTAGTTCATTTAGCTAAGCCTTTCTTTTTTAAGCTGGCTTTTAGTTCAGCCATAAGTGCGGCACGCTTTGCATTTATGACAGGTTTCTTGCCTTGGGCTGGAGGTGGAGGTGGTGGGGGAGGGGGAGCTGGGGCGCGACCACTCGGTACGACGATTGACTGACATATGCGAATAACTTTCTGTGCATTCTTCACACTGTTCTCAAAGTTCATGGTAATCTTGGAACGAAGTTCTTTAGCAGAAAGCTTCACACGTTTACCACCAACATCTTTCGTCACACGGAGACCTAATTTTTTAGCTTTATTTTTTAAGTCCTTGTATTGCATATACTAATAACTAAGAAAATCCTCAAACGTCACTAAATCTCTATCTTCGACGAGAAGTGCAAACTCCAAGTCTGTATCAGTCAGTTCTTGAATAGGAATTTGAGATTCCATGAAAACTCGTTGTAGATATATGTCTCGATCATCGAGATACGTGAGAATGGATGTAATATCACCATTAGACAAGGTTTCAATTGCTTCACAAAATTTGTGCTCTGAGAACTCGCCACAATCGATAATCTTATCTCGAATGAAATATTCTTCAGGTTCTCGGGGATCTTGACTGATATCATTGGCGAGATAAGTACATGTCATAAGAACGTGAATACCTCCACATATCCTTTTTATAAATTCTTTCTTGGCGGGTGTGATGTTCATTTTATACTTATTTTTTAGTCGTTACATTATCCACTTAGACTTCAAAATGATATTAAATGATAAAATGTCACGATATCTTCATTGTTGATCATCTTAACAATCTTTCGATCATCTCTGGTGAACATGAGTGGATTTGGAGATGCTAATGTGTACGCACGACTCAATGTTACACCAATGTGATCGAAATATAATAATAATGATGTCAAATTTTTCGAATCCAACACGTCCACAGCCATCTTAAATTTTCCAGACGAAAATTCATATGTACCATCTTGATTAAGACTGAATAGTTGTTTTTTTATAAACTTTTCCATTTCATTTTGGGGTTCCGCACCTATTTGTTTTACGCACCCTAATTGTTCCATCAAGTCACAAACACCATGAGCAACCTTTTTTATGAATGTGCGCTTTTCTGGTATCATACTTATTACACATACTATTATATGACAAAATTAGAAGAACTCGTACATGAAGTTTTACTTCCACGAATCGTACAACTTGAGATTGAAGTCGCAGCGTTACGAAAACATACCTGGCCTTATGTACAAGCGCAGAAAGAACATAATCAGCTTGACGACATCGAGGCTAAGAGGGATTTTGTCAAAAGTCTCGATGATGACACTGTAAAAGAATTGCTTAACATGAAGGCGAAATTTTCGGAAAGTTCAGGACTCCAGAAGAGTGAGTATAGTTCTTTAAAAAATCATTTTTGTTAAAAGAAATCGTCAGTGCGGTACATTGTGACATCAAACGAACCAGTCTTACCAGTCACCGCGACGGATTCATTTCCATAGAGTTCCTGGCATCCGATATCATCTATACAATCACGTCCACCATGGGATACAGGAATTGGATACAGGTTCTCACCACCGGTCGTGGTATAGTAATGGTAACGGTCGCGGCGACCTCGAACCTCTTTACCATATAAGGGAAGTGTCTCTCCACTATCACCTACGAGAATCCCCATCTGTTGCATGTGACCGGGTTTGTATTGTTTGATGGGTGGTCCTCTAAATTCTGGTTCGCGCCTGATATCCTGTGTATGAACAGGACGAGGAGGTGGAACCATAACAGGAACTTCAACTGGGACTTCAACGAGTTGGGGGTTGTACCACATGTAACCAATTACTGCTACGAGTACGACGAGCGTCACCCATAGAAGTTGGGTCTTTGTCTTGTTCTTCATTTACTATAGTTAAGGAAAATCTTTTACTTAAAGCTATGAAGGTGTTGGCAATAGATATTGGCTATCACAACATGGGTATGGTTTTGGCCAAGTCTGAATCGGGACCGAAAATTGAAGTTGAATATATAAAGAAAGTAAATCTCGAAGATTACAAATATATACAAACGAATGACTTTGTAGATCTTATTCCTTTATTTGTAGAAGATCATCGAGAAATATTCGACGCGGCTGATAAGATACTCATAGAACGGCAACCACCTGGAGGGTTTACAAATATTGAAATTCTATTACATTACATGTTCAAAGATAAAGTGACTTTAATTTCACCTGTGAGCATGCATACACATTTTGGCATGAGACATCTGGACTATGACCAGAGAAAGGAACGAACTGTTTCAATAGCTGAAAAATACATAGAAGATGACATTCCGTATGAAAGAAAACACGATATTGCGGATGCGTTGTGTATGGTTGTGTACGACAATTTTAAGTCATGTGTACATTTTTTCGACAAGTTCAAATATTTTGCCAGAGTATAATATATGCCATCTGCGAAACAAATCCAGAACGCAAAGAAAAAATTAAAGGTCACACCCAAACCCAAAGGTAACGCACCAAGAATTCCCAATCGTCTCACTTACATCGTCATCGCTGCGGATCCCAAAGTCAGTCGAGATCGGGCATTTCTGAAGACCGTTCGAGAGTACATGAAGAACACTCCCTCCTCAAAATCATTAAAGCGTTAGCCGTACTCTCAAACATGTCGAAAATTTCACCCGTATTTCTTCGTTTAATAGCTGCACGAAGTTTCTCCAAGTTAAAATCGAACGACTCACACTCCTTTTTAGCTTGTTCATCGTGTTTCTTTTTTTGTTCTTCAATCTTTTCAATTTTTAGATCAATTTCTTTGATTGCATTTTCAACTGATGCATCCAAGTTTTCAATTTGTTCACGATAATAATCACCTTGTTTTCTGAGAATATCACTTTTCAGTTCAGATGTAGTGCGTTCAATTTGAGCATTATTCCGATCGAGTTTTTCTTCGAGATACTCCAGGTTGTAAAGATAATTTTGCTTGCACACCTCCTTAATGTTATTAAGTCGGGCAATTTCGCTGAGAAGTTTGACGTCCATTGTATATTAGTTTATCTTTTTAGCTTTAAACACTTTACTTAGGTCTTTTATGAAAGAGTCAAAATGTCCAAGTCGATATTGAACAAATGCCCATAGCACGAAGAAAAGTGTCTTCGTCAGGCGGTTAATATCGTTCTCCTCCATTTTATAGATTGGTCCGACTACACGTCCCATAAACGTCTCGTCCTTTTCTTTTCCAGTCATGAACATTTCTGCCTGCGTTAAAGCGCATGTGTCATCGTTTACAGACCAGTGATAAAAAATGAAGGGAATCACCATCGAATAGAATTCGAGCTGTCTACGATCATTCAAAAATGGTACCACAAGTATCCACAAAAGAAAAATCAAATGAATAAGAAATATTATATTCATTTACTATAAGATGAGTGAAGAAATTAATATGGAAGATAAATGGAATGAATATCACGAGAATGTCTTGCGTCAATGGGGTGAGGCGTCTGCGTGTTATAGATACATGCATCACAGAGGGTTTTTACTCTATAAGAGGTTAAGTCTGCGTTTTAATCTACCGGTCATCGTACTTTCTACAGTGACTGGAACAGCAAACTTTGCTCAGACTTCGTTTCCCGAAAGTATGCAGAGCACTGTACCCGCAATCATTGGTGGTATGAACTTAGTGGCGGGTCTCATTGCCACGATCATGCAGTTCCTAAAGATCAACGAACTCCGTGAAAATCATAGAACAGCGGCGTTAGCTCATGGTGCGTTGTCGAGGAACATTCGTCTTCAGTTGTCACTTCCCCGCGAAGAACGTAAGAAAGAAGGTCTTAAATTCGTCGAAGAGTGTAAGGCTGAATATGACCGTCTCATTGAACAGTCTCCCCCCATTCCCAAGAATATTCTTTTGTCTTTTGAGAAGGAGTATCCCATTGATGGTGTGTTCACGAAACCCGAAATCTTGGGTGTACGCCCCATTCCACCTCTTAAGTTACCGAAAACTATAGAGCCTATACGAGCAATGACACAAGATACACCCTTCGAAAAAGTGGGACAATATCTCTCTAAAGAGGAGGAATCCGAGGAAGAGGAGGTGGAATCTGAAGAAGAGACAGACGTCGAGCAAGGTACACCAAAAGAATAAACATCGTTAAATTGGTCAAAACACTACATGCAACGTATGGTACAATTTTCCTTTTTAAAGGTTCTACGATACGTTTATGAAGTGCGTCATTTTCGAGCACCAAATCTATGGCCTGAGTAGTAAGATCATCGATGGACTCCTTCATTAAAATAGTCGAGCAAAAAAAAGATCCCGTTGTGACGACAATACACACGAAACAAATTGATCTCATTCGTAGGTACATCCGTGAAAGGAAGAATGTCTTCATATGTGGGCCGCCAGGTGTTGGAAAATCCTATATTCTCAAAGCAGTGTTACAAGGTTTAAATCATGTCGAGTTACAGACAGAACATTTGAAAAGTAAATCACCATTTTTACAATTCATTAGACCTTCGACAAAACATGTATTTATCGAAGACTATGACCCTGTGTTTAAACCGATAATTGAAAAAATTTCAGATGGTGATAGAATTTCTCGTGGTTGTTTATTAGTGACTACTACGAATATGTGTATGTATCCAAATTTTGAAACTGTTTTCGTACCAAAACATAAACCGGAAGTTCTCATGAAACTTACTGATGAGAGGGGGTCTAAAGTAGAACATGCAGCCGTTCGTGCAAATGGAAACATACGAAATTTTTTTACATACTTGGAAGGATATGATGAAATGGATGATTTCCAAACACCTAAAGAATTTATTGCAGAAGTACTATCAGATTCTGGTCCGATTCAAATTTTTGATAGTATTTCCGAACATGGTCACATATGGGACATTTTTCAAGAAAATTATCTAGATTCAAAAGATGTTGATATTATAAAAACTTCGAGATCATTTTCTGATGCAGATATGTATGATACCAAAATGTACTCACATGGTGAGTGGATTCTCATGCCATATTTTGTACTACATGCACTCACGATTCCGAAAGCATCACTCGGTGAACCACTCGTCAAAGATAAAATCAGACCTGGTAGTTGTTGGACTAAGTTTGGAAACTACAAGATGCGAAAACAAAAGTTCGAAGAAATAAAAAAGAAATCGAGAACAGGACTAGGTGTAGAAGAGTTGTGTCTGTTGAAGAAATATGCGGAAAATGGCAATTTGAAACCACTCTTAGAATATTCTATAAGTTCACAAGATTTCGATGTTATCAATCATCTCGCAGTTGGAAATGGCTTAAAATCAAGAGATGTTATGAAAGTAAAGAAAGCATTGAAAAATGCCCTCGGATGATGAAAAAGATCACGATGAGACTGAGTGTGTAAAAGTTGTCGGAAATGAGATTCTCTTCTATGGTGACATCGATCGTGAAAATGCATTGGAATTCGTTGAAAAGTTTAAGAAGTTGGAGATTGAACTTCTTAAGAAAATGGCTGAACTTGTTGGATACGAACCTCAAATTAGAGTACACATCATGAGTGATGGTGGTGATATCTTCGCGGGTCTAAACATGATGAACGTTCTGGAACGTTCGAGAGTGAAGGTGATCACAATCGCACAAGGTTCGTGCTGTAGTGCAGCTACATTCGTGTTCTTGGGTGGATCGGAGCGTCGCATGGGTCGTAATGCATACCTTCTGATTCACCAAATTTCCACTGAATTCTGGGGAAATTTCCAAGAACTCAAGACAGAAATGAAATCTACTGAAAAGTTTATGAACATGCTCAAAAAAATGTACCTCTCTAAAACCAAAATTCCTGAAAAGAAATTTAAACGACTCATGAAAAAGGATATTTATCTGACACCCGAAAAGTGTATCAAGTATGATATCGCTCACGTCGTTGACTAATCGTTACTGCACGGTTATACAAACCAAGAATGCATATAACTATAAAAATAATGCATAACGTATTTAAATTCATTGGTACTACTGTAGCATCCGGAGGTTTGAGTCGTTCCATTCTACCATAATTTACAACTGGCAAGTTAGACATCTATTTAAAGTTGAGAATTTAAATATACATAGAATGGAACGTCTTATAAAAAAGGATAAACACGGAAATGAAAGATTTACAGACATCAGAGTTGAAGACTTGAAAAATGGAACTGCTGACATTGTGAAATATACAGGTGTCGTCGGAACAGATAAAGTTTCGGTATCTCGTTTAAATGTAAAAACTGGTTATGAAAAAGCTCTTATGAGAGCTCGGACGATGTGGAACAATGAAAAGGTCAAGTGTACTCAAATTCTTCCCATGTTAGCTAATAAATGGGAAGATCGTGAGAAATATATCACGGAACCATTTTACGTTCAACCAAAACTAGATGGTGTTCGATTACTCGTTTCTAATAAAGGTTGTGTTTCTCGAACTGGTAAACCCGTTGAAGGTGTCGAACATCTGGGACGAGGTCTCAGAGATGGTGAGTATCTAGACGGTGAGTGTTACGCTCCCGATAAAACATTCGAAGAAATTACCAGTATTTTCAAAATGAATCCAAAAGATTTAGAGTTTCATATATTTGATTATTTTGACACGGAAAGACCTCACCTCACTTTTGAAGAACGAAAAGAATATGTCACAGTGGATACATTTCTCGCGAAGAAAAAGTCTGATGTTCAAGGGTATCACGATATGTTTGTGAATCAAGGGCACGAAGGTATTATGATTCGAGACGCTTCGAGTACATATGAAATTGGAAAACGAAGTAATTACCTTCTTAAATATAAGGCTTTTCAGACGGAAGAATATGTAATTGTAGATGTCAATGAGGGGACGGGACGTGAGAAGGGTACGGCAATTTGGGTGTGTAAAGTGGGTGAGCAACATTTTTCAGTGAAACCGGAAGGAACTCTCGAAAAAAGAAAGGAATATCTAAGAAATAAAGAGAGATATATCGGCAAACAACTGACAGTTCGTTATCAAAATCTAACAGCTCTTGGTATCCCACGTTTTCCCGTTGGTGTGGCAATTAGAGATTACGAATAATATTAAGATATATAAATGAACAGAGTGGCGATTGACATTGATGAAGTCTTGGTCAATTTCTTGTACCCCATGGCAAAGCACCATAATAAAAAAATCAGGAAACCTAAATACAATTATGTATATCGTGAAATTTTTGATATTGACGAGGTGACATCACAAAAAATGGTTCAAGATTTTTACATGTCGAGAGATTTTTCGAATTTGACGCCAATCAAAGGTGCACAAAAAGCTATGTACGACATTCGTTGGAAAAGTAAAAAAATGTATGTCGTCACAGGGCGTCAAGATTCTGTTCGTGAAGAGACGGAACTTTGGATCGATCACTACTTTCCGGGTATTTTTGACGATGTGATTCTCACAAATAGTTATACCCCAAACGAAGTGAAGAAATCCGATATATGCCGAGCTCTTAATATTGGTCTCATCATCGATGACAACAAAGGAATATGTGATGAATGTATCGATTCTGGAATTCAAGCATTCAATTACATTGGTGATGAAGTGTATCCATGGTGCGAAGAGAGTGAAATAAGTATAAAGGAGTGGAAAGACTTAAAGCTATAATGTATGCTATTTTATGTAAACCTATTGTCATACATCCACCCAAGAGTAATCCCGTTTTAAGTGGTAAAGATTGTCGCATCGTAAAACTTACACCATCTCAAGTATCAGAAGATAAACTGGAACTTGAGATTTTGGAAGCACCCCCAATCGTAATTGACCCTACCGAACAGTCGAAAGATTCGTAATTCTACCATCCCTAGTCTTCATTAGGAGAACCTCATCACATTCACCACCTTTGATGACTAGTACAGCTTCTCCACATTTTGTCCCACCCCCTTTGTATCTTTCACAAGCAATCTGCGTCTTATTTGTGATGTTCATGTCTTGGCTGTATCCCATGAACGTTCGGTCAACATCACCTTTATCATCCGTGGCTTCTACCGTAGCCTTCACACAATATGATCCAAATTTACACTTCCGCTCTTCCTCTGTAGGCGGAGGGCAATCATTTACCAATGCCCTCGGCCTTCGACCAAAACGCTTTTTCAGAGGATAAAACAATACTTTGGTAATAGAGGACATCTCTTACCAGAGTTTGTGATTGTTATTTTAAGTTCGTTTATGATAGCTCTTCCAACCGGGTTCGAACCGATGACCTCGCGATTAACAGTCGCACGCTCTACCAACTGAGCTATGGAAGAAAAAGTCCTCTCTAGGTGAATCGAACACCTGACCCTTGGAACTACAGTCCACTGCTCTCCCAACTGAGCTAAGAGAGGATAAGCTCCCACTAGGAGTCGAACCTAGGGTGGTGGATTCAAAGTCCACAGTGTTGACCACTACACTATGAGAGCCCCAACTATATCACTTTCTGGATTCTTTTCTTTAAGTCCGTTTATATACTTCATACCCACAAGTGAAACTGAGAATAGACCGGCGGATGTATTGGCAACGATCATCGGAACGACACTGAAATAAACAGAATACACGAGACCCAGAGAACTCGCTAACATATTGAGATATAGAAACGCATAATTGATTGCGGCAGTGTCTTTCGTTTTGTAGACGTGCATAACTTGGGGTATAAACATGATTGAGATCAGTATCGAACTGACCAATCCAATGCCATTAATAACCTTGTCCATACGTATTACTATTTTCTCTCGTTTAAGTAGGTATGACACGAAACATCATCTTAATCATATTAGTCTTTTCGGTCATCTATACATTTTTTCGAACAAAAACCAGGGCAGATTACGATTACAAATGTTTTCTTCTAACGATGAAAGATCAAAAAGAAAGACAAGAGCGATTTTTTAAAAGTCACAAAGATGATGTCCCCATAGAAATAATATATGGGCCAGACACGAGAAAGATTAAAACAGTGAGTGAATATGAGGAATATATAGAACCAGATTATTTTGAAAAAGCTGTCGAAATGCATTATAGCCCGGATACCAAGAGACCAGATATCACGTATTTTAATTTGGGTGCTATCGGATGTTTCATGGGTCATATGGAGTTTTATAAACGTTGTTTTCGACAGGGTCTAAAGTACGCCGTCATTTTCGAAGACAATGTTATCATAAAATCTGATCAACTCTACGAACAAATTCAAAGTGTCATAGATGAGAAGGGTGATGACTTTGAGATGTGTTTTTTCCATTGTTTATCGAGACTTCCCGAAACTAAAGAAGGAACTCTCGAGAAAGTAAAATGGATTTCGAGCACTAAATGCTATCTCATCAATGTGAATAACATGAAAAAGTATCAAAAGTATTTCTATCCAATGGATAATCATGTGGATATGAAACACGAGGATTTGATCAATAAAGGTGCTCGTGTATATTACAAAGATCTAAGGGAATATATGCTCATCGATCGCACACAACAAAGTACAATTGGTCATAATGAACATGGAAGACGAGATTTCTTTTCCAGGAATTATCCCGACGCTACACCTGACGATGTAAAGTGGGGGTACTAAGCCATGACAACTTTTACAATGAGGAAAACTCATTCTAAAAGCTGTTCCCAACGGGGCTCGAACCCGTGACCTTGGCGTTATAAGCACCACGCTCTAACCAACTGAGCTATAAGAACGGTGCGTTTGACTATATTACTAGTCAATCGGTATAACGATGGGACTTCCCACATATTACATATGTTTTGAGTCTTTAAACCAGTTTAACAAAGTCATCGAACAACATTTTTGTACTTCCACCCTGAATAAAGTTTCGATACATTTGAGCATTTTCGAAAGCTTCTTTAGCAACCTTCACGGATAAAATTGTGTCATATGCGCATGGTTCGGCATCTCTGATGACAAAACCCGGATTCATTACTTTGATCTCAGTTTCAACTTCGTCTTGAATAAAATCTACAATGTCTTGATAATCACATGTTTCAGCGACTACTACAACGGCATAACCTTGTGTTTCATAATTGTTTTTAATTTGGTGCATGGAAATTTTATTAATAGTTTGTTGGTTGATGACATCAGTCACTTTAGAATATCTCGCATATGTGGCGTTCGTCGAGAGTCCAGTGATACGATGTCCAGGTGCTTCGACGAAGACAATCGAATTTGTCGTCGTAGCCTCTGTATAAGCATAATCGATATATCTCGCAAACTCTTGAACAGCTGTCTGAAATCCAATAGATTCCATACCAGGAATATCATCAAAGATTGTCTTGGCAATTCCAATGATATTTGTATCAATGCGTTCATCGAGAGCAATTAGACTCGCACTCTTCATAGATTCGTTACCACAGATACAATATAGACGATCGAAATCACCCATATTCTCAACAACTTTTTCAATATTAACGGGATCGCATGATACTCGAAGAATTGAACCAGCACCTTCTTCAATCTTCCCACGAGAAAGTTCAACGCGAATATTATTGTTCAAACCACGAAATCCTTCATTAAAACCAATAATTCTGTTATCTTTAGAATTCTCAAGACGAGTGAGAGTATGAATAATGTTATTCACACCTGGACACACACCACCCGCCGTGAGAATTCCTACGTTCATTTGATATTTATATAAACTTATTTTTTATATACATTCCCATCAAAAATCCTAAAACATTCGTGAGATTTTCCCCGACTGAATAATGCCACGTATGTTCTTGTGAGTTTTTAATACCTAACGAGCGATCGATGAAATTTTCATGTTTAGGTTTTCCCGCATAAACACGACGAAACCAGAGAGGTGTTTCTTGGTCCGACTCAACCAAACATCCACCAAGTTTCTTCACAATATCAGGTCTAGAGGATAGCCAATATTCAAACACCTCCCATGCGGCGCCTAGAGTGATCCAAAACCAAAATTGTTTGGGAAAGAGAGCACCTAACAAAGTGAAAAATAAGAAGTGACTGTACTGAAATCCATAAAACTCTGTTCGGAAACAATCATCAGATGGTTTTTCACATGGGCAGTGGTTTGCATACAAGAAAAACCACGTTGTAAAAAGTAAAATGACGAGTACTCGCATTTATTATCTGATTATATTTTAATAATGTCTCTCGAGATAGTGACATATGCAAATAAGTCTCAGGGAATGTTTGAAGATTTGGTGAAAAACGAGTTTGATGTACCAGTCAAAGTTTTGGGATGGGGAACGAAATGGAATGGGTATTCTGATAAATCCAGAGGTCTTTTGGAATACATGAAAACTAAAAATGACGACGACGTAATCGTTTTCGTTGATGGATTTGATACCAAAGTTAATAAAAGCCCTGAAAATGTCATGAAACTTTTCAAACAATGTGACTGCCGCGTTTTATTTTCAAACAACCCACCATGGTTTTTTCAATCACTCATATTCGGAACATGTGATGACTCAATCGCGAACGCTGGTATGTATATGGGTTATGTAAAAGAATTGACTACCATATTACAAAACGAAGTCAATTTACGATGTGAAGATGACCAGGTTAATTTAAATGGGTTATGTAGAAAATACGATTTTGTAAAAATTGACAAAGATGAAAAAATTTTCAAAAACTTTAGTCCAATTCAAAAAATCAAAAAGAGTGATGCAGTATTTGTATCTTTTCCAGGAACTCTTGGCATAAATAGATACTGGAGAGGTGTATTCGAATACACACAATTCGTGTACATATACGTATTGTGTCTACTCATCGTAGGAATGGGTATATTTCCCAAATATTCCAAAATTCTTTTCACAATTGTGATCGCTCTAGTTATTTTTTACGCACTGTTCGCAGATAAATCGTGCACCTTAAAAAATCTTTAAAACTTTAGCCAATTCTCCAATCATCACCAGATGCTGAGACATTACCATCAATTTCGCAGCATCTGTCTTGGGAGAGAAGTCACCGTAGCCCACACTCGACATGGTCGTGAAAGAAAAGTAGAAAGGGTCTAGGGGACTCTTGAAATTGAAGTGTTCTGGTTTCATCTTACTGTACAACAGACCATACAATGTCGTGATGATAAGAATGTTCAATACAGTCTTCATATTACTATACCTCAACAGAATTTTGTCGGGGCATCTCGGCACTTTTTCTTGTAAATTTCATATTTTTCACACTCGCGACCCACCTGGATACCGGATTCGCTGTCGTTGATATCGTTGAAGCCGCATCATCACTCATAATGATACTGAGACCGTTACACACATCAGGTTTATTCTCTTTATCGGGAAATTCTATAAGAAAAGCCTGTATAGATATAGCGGGTATATCAGGAGCATCATCGAGAAGTCTGTCATATTCTTCACGTGCTTTCGTGACAAAATCGAGGACATCCGCTCTGTGTTGAACATCAAGAGACAATTCCATATCAATATTTCTATAGAACTTTGAATATTGGACGCACATCGCTGAATGTGATTCAGCCAAGTTTGCACTCTGACTAAATTTGCTTATGGATGTCAAAATACCACCGAGCACATTAAGGAATGCGAAAAAGTATTGCACGATCATAATATTATTCTTCGTCTCAGATGATACATTCTCGTTACCACTCGGATTTAAAACAGCAAAGCCTCCGACACCCGTGATACTCGCAATAATTATACTCGGATACGAAAGATAGTCGTGTTGTTTTTTATAGTAAAGACGGGCGTGGTTGTGAAGCCAGCGATATCCTGCAGCCTTCTCAGCCCACCTGACAAGAAGCTTCTCCTGCTTCTCACACCAAAAATGTTCATGGGGCACATCCACTTCACCCATTGTTAAATTACGCGGATAATTTTTTAGCGCACTCCCTGGCTAATTTATCCACCTGTTCATTTTTTTCATCTCCGTTATGAGCTTTCACCCATTTCCATTCGACTTCCTTCATATGTTCTCGAAGCTGATCAATTTTCATCCAAAGTTCCTTATTTTTTACATCTCCACCACTGGAAGTTTTCCATCCATTTTTCTTCCAATTGTGAATCCACTGCGTAATGCCATTCTTTACATAATTACTGTCTGTGTAAATGCGAACACGCAACTCATGATGGTCAATACACCTTTCAAGTGCTTTTACGACGGCTGTCATTTCCATTATATTGTTCGTCGTTCGTGAAGTATTATCGCACACGATAAACTTATCACTCACAACAGCCCATCCACCTCGACCGGGATTTCCAAGACAGCTTCCGTCTGTGTATACGTCGTACATATTTACTTTTGTTGTGTATCTTTTATATCTGGATACTCTGAAGCCCTTTTAGGACTTTTACAGATGGTGTCACCACAATGATCTCTATTTTGGTATACGGAATTGATCGAAGCGGAGAGCTCATTACAAGATTTAAGAGACCAACGCCCTAACGTGGGTTTCTCTACCTTAATAAGGTTTTCAATAAGTTTTCGAATCATTTTACTTTTTAAAATGTCGGTTATACATTTTAAAAGGTAATTTTTTATATTATTTCTCAAAAAACTAAGATTTGGTGCTTAGTTGGAGAAGGCAAGGCCACCCATACCGGACTGGATGCGGAGGACGTTGTAGTTGGTCGCGAACATGTGCATGGTAGTCGCGTCAGTGGAACCCATGGTGACAGCGACCTGGGCGTTGTCGATGCGGGAGAAGTTGCAGGTACCAGTGGGCTGGTGCTCCTCGGGCTTGAGCGCGAAAGAGTACGCGTACACACCGGGCGCGGGCGAACCGGAGTGGTGGTTGAAGGGCTGAACCTGGTTGAAGTACTTACCCTTCTGCTCCTTGAAGCGGTCCTGACCGTTGAGGACGAGCTTGAAGGTCGAAAGGGGACCCGCAGCCTCCTCGGTGTACTGCTCGGTGGAGGGACCAGTGGCGTAGAGAGGAGTGCCGACCGCGGAGACGGGCACGAAGCAGTTGGAGAGATCGTTGGTGTCAAGCATGTTGGACTCGAGAACAATCTTGTCCTCACCAGCGGTCTTGGAGGTGAAGTTCCAGAGATCCGAGCGAGCGGCGGTGTTGGAGAAGCACCAGACGAGCTCCTTGACGGGGTGGTTGTAGGAGAGGCGGACCTGCTTGGTCTGCGCAGAGGTGACGGTGTCGGAGCCGGTGTGCTGAACCTGCTCAATGAGGTACTCGTGACCCTTCTGGGCGAAGCGGCGACGCTCCTCGGTGTCAAGGTAGACGTAGTTAGCCCACACCTTGAAGACGTTGGTGTCGAGGTAGGTGTTGAAATCGGACGCGAGGTCGATATCGATGCGAACCTCGTGGTACTGGAGGGCGATGAGGGGGAGGTAGAGACCGGGGTTGCGGTTGAAGAAGAAGACGAGGGGGAGGTAGACGGTGCCGGAGGGCGCAGTGGTCATCTTACCCCAGTTAGCCTTCTTGGACTCATCAAGGTAGAGCTCGGAGTAGAGGCGCCACCACTTCTGGTAGTGCTTGTCGATGCGCTGACCACCGATGGAAAGCTCGACGTTGTTGATCGCACGCTCGGCGACCCAGTTGCAGTCATCGACGGCCTCGGAAGTCGCGGTGTTGGAGGTGACCGACATGAGCTCGATGTACATGTCACCGACGAGATCACCGTTGCGGGCAACGGTGACGGAGACGCGGCCGGAGTTGGCGGCAGTACCGTTGACGGTCTGCTCGATGTTCTCCATCGCGAAGTTGGTGTGGCGCTTGTATTTCGCCTGGAAGAAGGTCACCTCAGGGTTACCGGTAAGGTAAACGTCCTGGGCGCCGTACGCTACGAGTTGCATGAGACCACCGGCCATTTTGAGAGTTGTTGTACTATAAGCAGAGAAAATAATTTTGGCTGAACGCGCATTTCCAAACCCCAAAAATTCTCAGCCCAAATTAAATGTCGACACAGCCTGATGAAAATGAGATTGAAATTGAGGAGGGTGAAATTGTTACCGATGATGAACTCTCTGCGACCGATGAGGAACCCAATGAAGAGTTCGAAGATGATGGGAGTGTGGATATCGCGGAACTCATGACCTCCCTTATGGCTACTGATGATGGTGACACAGTGTGTTCCGCCCTCGTCAATATCGCAAACCAACTTCAAACACAGAACAGAATACTAATTAAAATTCTCAGCAAAATGAATTCGGCTTAGAGATAAAATATGTAATTAGTCTAGATGAGAGAAACTCACTTCATTGATCGGGATCCTAATATTTATGAAGCACTCACCGAGCTTCAGAAACGGAACGTCCAATCAATGAATGAAGAACAAGTATTAAGAATTATCGAAGACTTTGAGTTCAGGTGGTATCTCCATGATACTGAAAATTATTCGGTCTGTTTGGAGCGAGCAACCAAATTGGGTTATCATCAATTTATTCACCCAGATAATTTCAATGATGACAACATTCCGAAACCTGACCAAATTGACATTATGGCGATTCGTGGAATCAAAAACCGCATGATCAATTTTCTTATTCAGCTGAACAACCACGTTCAGGCTCACATGAAGGAGTTTGGAAATGATGAAGAATTGACTGTGAACAAACGTATCAATAATATCATCATGCAGATCGAAGATGGATTCGATAATGTCCGACGTCATCAGATTTCTTATGAACGGGCTGTCGCTCCCACAGCTCTTCCACAGGTGAGTGTTTTTACAGATCCATCCACAATGGATGAAGAAGAGGTCGAGAAGGCGACGCCGTTTCAGAAATGTCTGATGCTTGCCCTAAAAGAAGCGTACAAGGCTGGCTACCGGAGATACAAAGGACAATGTTGTGAAGAGATCAAAACTATTGATGGATATTGCACCAGAGCGTGGAACCCAATCTTTACAATTGAAGAGTTTGTATATTCCTTACCGAAAAAGGAGAGTAACTTTACGAATTGGAAGAACTTCACGAGTAAGGGATCAATCTTTCGAGATGTAATTGACAACATCTCAAAATGTGAGGATGCTCAGTTTCCTGAGATTAAGAAGAGGAGGCATGTGTGGTCTTTCAAGAATGGGGTTTTTGTTGGAAAGGAGTGGATTCCTGACAGAGGTGTTTACGACTGTCGATTCTATCCTTACAAGAGTGAAAAGTACGCTTGCCTAGATGCGAGTATCATCGCCTGTAAGTATTTTGATCAGCAATTCGACGATTTCTCTCACATTGAAGATTGGACGAAAATTCCTACACCCTACTTCGATTCGATTTTGAAGTATCAGAAGTTCGAAGAAGAAGTCTGTAACTGGGCGTATGTGATGGGTGGACGTCTCTGCTTCGATATTGGTGAACTCGATGGTTGGCAGATCATTCCGTTCTTCAAGGGTATTGCTCGATCAGGTAAGTCTACTCTCATCACCAAGGTTTTTAAAAAGTTTTACGAAAATGAAGACGTGGGCACACTTTCTAACAACATCGAGAAGAAGTTCGGTCTCTCTGCGATCAAAGATGCCTTCATGTTCATCGCTCCCGAGGTGAAGGGTGATCTTGCACTTGAACAGGCCGAGTTTCAGTCGATCGTTTCTGGTGAAGACGTGTCTGTGGCCGTGAAGAACAAGACGGCTGTGTCCATTGAATGGAAGGTGCCGGGTGTTTTGGGTGGTAACGAAGTACCCAATTGGAAAGATAACTCAGGATCTGTCCTCCGCCGTATCCTCCCATGGAATTTTGGTAAGCAGGTTCAGGATGCGGATCCTCAACTCGATGAGAAGCTCAACATGGAATTGCCCATCATTTTGTTGAAATGTGTTCGTGCCTATCATGACTATTCCAATAAGTATAGAAACCGGGATATCTGGAACGTCGTTCCGAAGTATTTCAAACAGATTCAAAAGCAAGTGGCGATGGTCGCGAGTAGTCTAACCAACTTTTTGGAGTCTACATATGTTGTACTCGGTGATGATCTGTTCGTTCCACAAAAAGATTTTGTAACGAAATTCAATCAGCATTGTAAGGAGAATAATCTGGGCAGTCACAAGTTTCATCAGGATTTCTATGCTGGTCCTTTCAGCTCTCGTGAGATCGAGGTGCGTGTAGAGACGGTCAAGTACAAGGGTCGGGTGTGTAAAAACCAACCCATCATTTACGGTTTAGATATCGTGACCGATGACTTGACATATACAGACGATAACTAAAAAAAATATCATCCTTTAGTAATATGAGCCAGAGGGTCAAAGAATTTGTCCGTCAATCTGGAGTAGAAGTTCAAACTCCGAACTCGAATTCTAACGACGAGTTTGCGAGAGAACTCGAAGAAGAATTACTTCGTAAAGAGCGCATGCGCGCCGCTGGGTTTCGTACACCCCCACGCCCAGTTCGTCCAGTACCACCTAGACAGGTGCAAGTTCCCCGTCGCCTTCAACAAAACCTTATAAATAACCGGTCGTATGAGGGTGCTTTCAAACAATTTGAAAACAATTCACCGTTGGAAAATGAGTTCAATGATGTAAAACTTTCCGCGAACGAAGAGAAAATGGTCAACAATGTTTTACGAGAATTTGACGAACCACTCCAATTCAGTAAGTTCAATCCAGGTATGTTCAATGCAACTGTAGATTCTGGTTTTGATCAGAAACAGACTGTAGTTGATCTCAAAAAGATACTCATGAAGAGACCTCTCCCCAGAACTTCCATTGGTGAAGGTCTTTATGTAGACACTAAGGAGATAAAGGGTATTTATGGGCAATTTAAGACTGGTTTCTCTCACACAAGAGAGGCTGGACCCAAAGGTGGTTTAAATAGTAATTTTTTTACCGCGCAACTCATGTTGAATATCTCAAATGATATTGAGAGTAAAGGAGCCACCGTAAACATCTACCGTAATGGAAAGATTCGTTTCTCGGGTGGATTTGTTGGTACAGACATCGCTAACCAACCTGAACTTATTCGTCGTTTCATTGTTAACTCGTACACGGAAAGGCAACAATTTTTCTATAACCCTTTTACCTATAATAATCTAAGTGGTCAATTTAGGATCAACGGAGTATTTAGAAATTTAGCGTCAATCGCACAAAAGGAGGGATCCTCATATGAACCCGAACTTTCTCCTTTCTTATACATGCCGATCGAGAATATGACTTTAATTTTATCCAAGAGTGGTAATGTTCAGGTCGTGGGTGCGAAAAATCCCGGTGAAATGTTAAGGGGATATGACACAGCTAAAAATATACTCCAGAAACTATTCAGGGATAACCAGATTGAAGTGACTGGTGAGTTTGATGAGGGTGTCAAAGCGAGATTCGCTCTCAGGACTAAAGCTAAGGCCAAGGCCAAGGCCAAGGCCAAGTCTCCAAAGCGAAAGTACACAAAAAAGACCTTGACACAAAATCAAGCAAACGCCCTCATAATTAATTCTAAAATGTGTGCGCGTATGAAAAAGCCTGAACTCATCGATCTCGCGCGGCGCATGGGTGTAGTAAATTTCAGAACTACCACGAAAGAAGGAACTCGTATGGCAACCAAAGATGAAATTTGTGCTAGGATCAAAAATAAAACTGGGAAGAAAAATGTTACGTTCAAAAATACAAATAAAAACAAGAACACGACACTCGCTGGCACTGGTAACACATTCCGCATCGGTCGCAAACTCTGTACCGATCTTAATAAAAAGGAACTTCTTCGTATCGCCGCTATACTCAAAATTAAACTAGATGATAAAGAGACGAAAACAACCATCTGCAAAAAGATTGAAAAAGTTCGGAATAATATTGGTAAACCAAAACCCCCTTCTCCTCCTAAACCTACGAAAGCACAGGTACGTAAAGTGGCTGCGAAAACTAAGAGTAACACCAAAAAAGCTGAAGTCATGAAAAAGAGGGGTCTCGATGAGAATTCAATTCGCAAGGATATCACCAAACTTTATGGTGACAAATGGATGAAGCGGTACAAACCCAACCTCAACCAAGACGTGCGTAACATGAAATCAGCTCTCAATGCTATCGCCAAAGGTAATAAGGTAGGTATTCCATTCAAGAAGAATGTGGATGCGACCAAAAAGAACGTTGTTGCTCGTTGGAAAATGGAGAGAAGGAGGGAACTCGAGCGAAAGTATCTCATGAACAAGGTGAATGTCACGGGTATCGCATTCAATATGAGAAACGATTACAGACGTGCTGCCGCAAATTATATCATGAGTAAAAAGACTCTCCCATCCAACAAGAAAATGGATGAATACAGAAAGTATTGGTTAAAGTTTAGGGCTAATATTAATACAAATGGCAATTCGCGAAGAACTCCTCGGGCGGCTCGAGCTCGGGTTGAAAAAATATAATCACGGCGTCCGAGTTAGTGATGATACGAGGGATTGGGGAACTCCCGTAAATTCGTGGTTATATATGGCAAAGGAAGAGTTTCTCGATGCCGTCATTTATGTAGTAGCTGACTACATTCGCCTAGAAAAAATAGAACGTGATGAGAATGAAGAAGATGATAACAAACTCATCATGCATACAATTGACAGGTACGTCGATATAAAAAGTCCTAAACATAAAATGTTAGTGTGGCAGCTCTTGAAGATGCTCGAAACGATCAGCCGTGATCATTAGTACAGTGAGTCCGAACATGTACATAAAATTGAACATAACATCAAACCACGAAAGAAGAAATATCGCCCACGGTATAGCACATCCCAAAATATATCCAATATGCATCGTTATCGCTATTACAGAATTCTGAGATGTTTTGTGAACCCAGTATGTAGTCGAACATGCTATTGTAAAATTAGCGATATCCATATATCGTGTAGATGTAAGTGCTATCATAAAGAGTATAACATTTGTGATACATTGCGAAAAACGAGCCAAAGGGTTGTAAATGATATATTCAATTCTTTCATATTCCACATCTTCTTGGATTTCAATGACGATGGATTCTACATCCTCATTAAAACCAATAGACAATTCTCCATCTGGTTTTTCAATAATGACATGTCTCATCAACACCTTATATGAGCATTTATATTTTTATCAGGTTCTGCAACTTGCTTCAGATGAATAGTATGATAAGCAAAACTATACTTAGGAAACATTTCTTTGATTTTATTCGAAATAATACTAGCCTGAACTATGTAAGGAAGTTGTGTACACACAGATGTATTCTCAATTTGAAGAAATTCGTCTTCTAAC